GGTAGGATTGCGGATGGATTCGGTCGAGAACTGCGCCAGGGACGGGTGAATAGAGCGAACGCGATCGCGGTTTTCATGCATAGCTTTCAGGAATTTGTAGACGGTCTCATCGGGAACATGCGCGCCGGCCAGCATGGCGGTCCAGAGCGTCAGGGTCGTCTCTTCCTGTGTAACGAATGGATAGGCGCCCTTCGGCACCGTATACGTGTCGTACCCCCAGCGGTCGCCCGCCATCTTCATCTTGGCCGGATCCGATGATATCCACACCAGCGGTCGCCCGCGAGCGACGTCTGCGACTTCCGCCGTCGGCACGAAATTACCGTTGATGTAAACGTCGATTTTGCCGTCGCGCAGCGCGTCCATTCCGCCTGCCGAATTGCTGCGGAAAACGCTGCCGCCCTTGATTACATCCGCTTCCTTGATGCCGTGCGCATCGAAGATCGCGACATACATGCTCAGCGTCGACTGCAAATTGGCCGGTTGATTTACCGCGAGACGCATTGGCGGCTTCTTGGCCGCGATATCGGAAAACGATCTGATGCCATGGCGATCCGCCCATTCCTTGGTCATCATGTTATGCACGACCAAGTGGTTGTGAATCAGCATCACGAAATTGAACTTCCCCTTCAGGGATTCGGTGAACGGTGCTTTCCCCTCCAGTGCATGGGCGATTTCAGGAGCGCCTCCGGTGAACGTGAAGTCCGACTGCCCCTTGGCAATGTTCAGAACGCCGCCGGCGGGACTGCCCGGTTTATAAGTCGCGGCGGAGCCGGCATACGTTTCCCGCATGATCCCGTTGATGGCTTCCGCCACAACTTTGAAATAGCCTTGCGCCGTGGCGCCATCGACCGTGTAGTTGATCGGGCCTTTGTCGTTGAAATCCGCTCGCGACGCGGATGAAGAAAAAGCGGCAGCGATCGCCAACAGTGCGGACGCAAATCGGCCGAGGCTCATCCTGGTGTTCCTTCCCTTTGGCGATCATCTGTCGGATCGCTTTAGGGGGCACTGTAGAATGGACCTCGGCAGAACGAAACGGGTCGTCCGAACATTTGTATGACGAGCACCCGTCGGCGCTGGCCCTCAGCGAGGAGCGCCGATTTTTCCGTCGGCGACCGCGACGTAATACTCCCACGCACGCACCGGCTCGTGCACACGATCGTCACCGTGGCGGCGCGCGGCGCCTTCCGCGGAATAGGATTTCGGCTTGAACCCGGCGCCTTGAGCAAGCAGTTGCGCCTGCGCCATCTCCTCCAGAAACAGCGCCTGCACGCAGGCATGCGGCACCGACTGCCCCACCGCCAGCATGCCGTTCGACTGCAGGATCACGGCCTCCGAATCTCCCAGAGCGTCGGCGACGCCCTCCCCCATCTCGCGGCTGGCAACCAGAAACGGCTCCGGAAAGACTCGCACTTCGGCGCCGAGATTAGCTCCGAATCCATGCGCGGCCCGCAGCGGCTCGGCGGCGCAGGCATAGGCGGCGACATGGCGAGGGTGCCCGCGCGCGATCGCCATCACGTCGGCGCGGCGGCGATAGACCGCGAGATGCATCGCGACTTCGAGCGGCGGCCTGCCGCCGCCTGCGGTTTGCTGCCCGTCCAGATCGAGCTCGACCAACTCGTTCTCGCTCACCAGCCCCAATGCGCGCCGCGGCGTCATCAGAATCTTGTCGCCCGGGAGCCGCGCGCTGATATGTCCGAACCCCTCGACGATGCGAAAGTAATGCAACACGCGGCAGCCGGCGAGTACTTCGGCGCGCAACTCTGCCGTTGACGTGAAATCCATCCCCTCCTCCTTTTGTGATGAGAATGCCGGCACGATCAGTACCATCGCCGCGCTGGCAGGCGGTTTCCAAGACTTTATCGAAGACAAGGAAATAGGTCGCGCACTTTGTGCCGCGATCGGTGGCTAACCCGGGCGCTCGTCGGCGTCCTGGAGGGAATCAGAGAATGGTGCGCGCACTCTACTTTCCGGCTACATCCTGCCGAGAATTGGTGGAGCCAAGGGGAGTCGAACCCCTGACCTCTTGAATGCCATTCAGATTTTTGACGCAGAACATCTCATCATACCCCGCCACTTTTCGCACGTAAGTCATTTGATTCGCTTGCTTTTACCCGCTCGCGCTACTACAGCCCATATCGCCGCACCACTCATACATCGAGTACCTAGACCGTGCCTAGAATACCTTTTTCGGATGCCGGACTCAGAAGCTTAAAACCGCCCCCCACCGGTCAGCTTGATTATTGGGATAGCAAGCTACCCGCGTTCGGTTGCCGCGTCTCGCAGGGAGGCGCTAAGACGTTCGTACTCAAACGGCAGAATACCCGCATTACCCTCGGTAGGTATGGCATTCTGAGCCTCTCGGAAGCCCGTTCAGAAGCGCGCCGGATGCTTGCCGAGTTCACCCTTGGCAAAGTCAGACCCCAATCCATTACCTACCCCGAAGCCGTCCGGCTGTTCATCGAGGATAAGAAGCGCAACCGCCGCCTTTCGACCGCTGAACAGTACGAATGGTTCCTCGGTCGCCTTAAGTTCGGGCAGCTTGCCGACATCCGGCCGGATGACCTTTCGCGGCAGCTCGCCAAGGTAAAGTCCCGCAGCACCTATGATCACGTTTTGGTTGCGGCACGGATCTTCTTCAATTGGTGCATGAAGCGGCAGTACACCAGCCAAAACCCCACCTTTGGCCTGTCCCCCCATGGGACGGAGAAGCGCGCTCGCGTACTTTCCGATCAGGAGTTACAATGTATTTGGCGAGCTTGTGAGGGTGTAACGGTACAAACGCCTAATCCGACGCTGGAAAGCGCTCAAGAGAATATCGGAAGATTGCCCGCACACTTCGCCACAATCGTTAAACTTTTAATACTTACAGGTGCTCGCAGGGGAGAGATCGCGGCACTCCAAAATTCATGGATAGACTTTCAAAACTCATCGCTTACGTTTCCCGCGTCTATTACAAAGAATGGGCGCGAACACACTATTCCACTGCCTGCAACATTTGCGCAGCTCGTCACCCCGACAGACCTGACTACATCCCCCGCGCTCATTTTCCCAGCACGGGGCAAGGCGAATACGCCCTTCAATGGTTGGTCAAAGAGCAAAGCCGCCCTCGATAAACTTTCCGGCGTCACCGGCTGGACTTTGCACGATCTCCGCAGAACGTACCGCAGCACCCTTGGCCGCTTAGGGGTTCGATCTGATATTGCAGAACGGTTGGTCAATCACATATCCGCCCGCTCGGAGATGGAAATCACCTATGACCGGTACACCTACATGCCCGAAATGCGCGAGGCGGTAGCAAAGTACGAAGCTCATCTTTCACGCCTGTTCGGCGCGCCCCAAAAATCTTTGGCTGCGTGAGGTTTGTGCTGTTGCGCCGTCACAACCCTAACGTTATCCTCTCGTTTGCCCGCTGGCATTAACCCAGACTGGCACCGGTGACCAGCTCTGCAAGGAGCTAACCGATGACAGTCGAGAAATTGCTAGTGACGAGGAACGAGTGCCGACAGATGGGGCTCAAATACTCTTCGATGCAGTTTTTGCGATGGGAGAAGATGGAACTGCTGACTCCAATAAAGCCAGCGGGCCGCTATTCCCGCGTACACTACCGTATCGAGCAGGTGAAAGCCCTCATTGAGGCGCGAGCCTCGCAGGTGAAGCCGACCGCAAGGAAAGCTGCTTAAAGGGCACAGAGGGGCCGCCGGGTGCACACCGGCGGCCCCTTCACCGGGGGGGTCGCTTGGTCTCGTTCCAAGAATTCATCTCAGATTATCCATCATTCTTTGCTGAATGGCAGGTAGCCAATCGCCACAAGATCTATTTCTTCCTCGTTTGCGACGCGCTTATCTTTGTTGGCTTTCTTACCGCATTCGCAATTAGGCGAAATCACGACACACCGACAAAACGCATAAAGACGATCATAGAAAATTTTTTCGGACTCGTTGTCGTTATGCCCGCCATCTGCATTTTCTTGGAGTCATTTCGCGGCTGGATTGCTCCAACTTACCCGCAACTATCTTTCTACATCCTATTCGCTCCCTTCGTGATATTTCTCATTGCTCTGGTGATATATTTCGCCGTCATGTTTTATAAGAACCAAAAGATTAGATTATCCGGCCCGTGGAACGGCGTTTCTCGCAATCATTTCTCGGTCTCTCGAAAACCTCCACCGCCATCTAGACAGTCCACGCAACCCCAGGCGCAAACGATGACAAATGCACCGCAACACACCGAGGCTCGAACTCCGCAAACGGGCATGAAGCCAATTCGCGACCCTACTGACCTGAAGCCGCTTTCCGATACGCTATTTGAGTTTGGTGGTAGTTATATTGTTCTCAGCATTCTAGTCGGTCTTTGCATCATCAACGTGATCGGAATCGCTCTTGATCCCTTTATGCACACCATTCTTGCGGCCCTATTTGGCGTCGGCGCTTTCATATATTGGAACTGGCATCAACGTCCGCGCACGATCGTTAGCGCCACCAAACCGCCCGACACCGCACCGATCGCGAAACCAGTAAGCGGGAATATGCGAGTTGATTTCCAACGCCGAGAAGTTGTTCGCAAACAAAAGACCGGCGGGCTTTCCTCCGTGACCTACAACACCTTTGAGCTAATCATCCAGGTTCAGTTCAGCGAAACCGCTCTGAAGATAATCCATCACGCTAATTTAATGCCATATACCCTATCAAAATATGCAGCCAGCATGTTCGATTTCACATTGGAACACAAGTACGATCCGCCTATCGTTGTCGCGGACCTTGTCGGCAAACCGCTCGTTATCATTCGCGACTCTCTGCCGGAACTTAACACCATGGAAAGCCAATTGCGGGAAGCGCTAAAGACTTTGAACGAGGCGATTAAAACGGCCGGTGAGACACAGACAACCGCTCGGGAGACGTTTGAGCTATGAGCAGGCTGCCCACATTGTGGGACGCTGTTATCGACGAAATGCCCAGGAGCCGGCACAGCCGCACCTGGACAGGATTCGCCGGGGCTGTCGGGGGACTTGTTGTACTCTCACCGTTTTTGGCCGCGAGTGCTGTAGCGCGAGAACTGCTGGCTCCAAATCCCAACGATACGGACATCAACCGCCAACTCAGGACGTTGAGCGGAGATAGCGAAGGCCTCCACCGGATAGCGCAACAGATTGCCTCAACGATTTCCTACCCGTCTCCCGAAGAATTTCTACGTCTGGTGCTCAGCGCATGCATCGACCGACTGATTGCGGAGAACTGTTCGCCACCGCCCACGTCCGTATTCGATGCCTTCTCAGACATAGTAATCGGATTGTACGACTTACCTGAACTAGCCGTTCCTCCACCACGGCCCCCTGATATTCTTCTCCACACGATTGATGGCGCACGCTGGCGTGATGCAACACGTGTCTATATCTCCCACTTCTCCAATCCCCACCTTCTGCTAACACTTACGGCCGCCGCGTTCCTGGAAAGCCTCTATGAATTCATCCGAGCACTTCCTCCGTCGATACTTATTTCATGGGATGAATTTGCTGAAGAATGGGACGACCTGCCGCCCACTTCATTTCGGGTCCCATTGACTGATGTAACCGGTCATCCCGGTTCACTAATCACGACAATCCTTCTACCTTTCTATTCCCCTGGCGTTGTAGACAATGACTTGTTCGTGCGGCTCCGCGCGCACATGAATGAACGCGTAGACCAAATCGGCTATATGCCTGAAAACTATCGCGGCAGCCCCGCGGAGGTGCTCGATACTTATGTAGCCCGAACCCCATTTGAGCGGGTTTTTTCGGCGGAAGTACCCCTGCAACTGCCGCAAGAACAGCGCTTCGCAGGTCACTGGATCATCGCCCCCGCCGGTCGTGGCAAGACTACCCTTCTGCATAAGATGTTCCTGGACGATCTCAAGCGAGAAGCTTCTATCGTCATTATCGATTCTAAAGGAGAGCTGATCGAGCCGATAAAGAACTTGCGAGCCATATCTGACCGCCTCGTATTGGTTGAACCGGACGAGCATTTTCCCTTGGCTCTCAATCCCCTAGACATTCCCAATGCCGGGGTGATGCAGACGATCGCGCTCATCGAGTACGTAATGTCTGCGCTTTTGGAAGCTAAGTTCACGCCACTTCAATCGGCGCTCTTCAGAAACGTCATTCCGGCGATAGTCGAGGCAATTCCCAACGCAACACTCGACACCTTCAAAGCGGTGATCACGAGCGGCTTTGAGCCATTCCAGGAGCACTTCTCACGCCTTAGTGCGCGGACCCAAGCGTTCTTTCTCGACAAGCAAAATGGGTTCGCGTCGAAAACGTATGCCGAAACGCGCAACCAGATCATCTGGCGGCTCGACTATTTAATGACGAACCCTGTCATGCGAGCAATGTTCGCCGCCGCGAAGACGAAGCTCGATCTGGGAAAGGAGATGGATGCTGGCAAAATTATAATTATCAATAACTCAAAGGCGCTCCTCACAGACGAAGGCGCGGAATTCTTCGGGCGGTTCTTCATTGCTCTTATCCTTGCCGCCGCCCAGCAGCGCGCCTCCCGAAGACCCGCCGATAAGCTGCCGTGCTACGTTTATATAGACGAGTGCCACAATGTGATCGCCCGCGATCTGAAAATCCCAACCATCCTTGATGAGTGTCGATCGCAAAAAATCGCCCTGATCATGGCCCATCAGCGGACCGCGCAATTAACCGCCCCCGTGCTCGATGCCGTCGCTAACTGTGCTATCCGTATGGCGAATAGTGACGATGAGGCGAAATATCTCGCAGATAAGCTTCGCACGAGCACCGAGGCCATCCGCGTTTTGCCGCGGGGCACCTTCGCGACGTTTGTGCGCGATCTGACGCCAACCGCGCTTGCCCTTAAGATTCCGCGCGTAGATCTGACCGCCCTGCCGCAGATATCGGCCCAGCAACGCTCTGTGATACATGAACGTATGCGCCAAGAATTCGGTTATTCGCCTGTGAACCTACCTCTGACCACGAGTTCTGCGGTCTCTCATGATATCGAACATCCGACTGAGCCTGCGCGAACATTCGGGCCGAAGTCGTGGGGAGCATGATAAACTTTTAGTGAGCTATCCACTTCCTATAACATAGCTCACCCGACGTTTTTCTGCCGGTTCGCTGAATCGGCTACCTTTCACATATGGATTACACACCACGGTGGCAGCGCAATCTTCCAGCGAAGCGCAAATATCGCCTGACCTTCAACGAGGGCGATCTTGAAATCTGCAATCTGTTGTCGCCCACACGTGCGCCATGGGGCTATCAGTATTTGCCGTCCGGCTACTTTCCGGCGCTTTTAAACCGTCGCGAGGGGATGAAGGATCGGCTGGGTCCGCTTTCGCGCCCCCCGAATACGTACCTCAAAATCCCCGAACAGCCGCACAACAACTACCGTGACCTGATCTATTCGCTCGATTCAAAAGGCGCGGACGAGCTGAGGGAGGCCGGGCACACCGTCCCGCGCCTGCACCTACGCAAGCTTCCGCACGAGCTTATGGCTTGCTGTATCGGCGCTTCATTCGAGATCGGTGCCACCAAACACGAGCTGCCGATCACCATTCATACCGTATCGAACGACTTCTACCCCGACTGGCCGGTGTTCTCCCTTGCAGGCTCCCCGCCGATTTACATCGAAGCCGACCTTGCGACGGAAACGCTCGACACCCGCAAGGCTGACGCCACGAGCATTGCCGGGAAATTCGTCGAATACATCAAGCTCCTGGAGAAAGAGGACATCATTGTCCTTTTCATAACGACCCGGGACACGCGCCGCGATTCGATGGCTGGGCTCCTCGGATCAACGCTTAAGCCGCACCAACGCGAGATGGCCCGCCATTTCGGGTTCATGTCCATTCAATACGACCGCTTCGTGAACACCATCCCAAAGCTGTCCGATTGGGCGGTCTCGAGCCGGTACCACCGCGCCATTTTCCCCCACCTGAACCTGCTTGAACGGAGGCTCTAGTGCTCGACAGCAAGCTCGCCCGGCTGAAGGAACTTATCAACGAAAAGGAGCGGATTGATCGAGAGCTGAGCGTCCTGCTCGGCGAGACGGAGAAGCCGAAGCGCGGGAGGCCAAAAAAAGAGGGCGGCAATGCGCCGCCCTCGTCGTCTACAGGAGCCTGAAAGCTATTCGTCGTGGATCGGCTCGTCTTCCTCGACGAACGGCGGCACCAGGACCATCGCGCCGTTCCAGCCGCTAATGGGCAAGGTGTTGAGCTTCACGGTGAAGCCGGGTTCTCCGTTCTTTCGTGCGAATGCAACACCGACGGGGCTCCAGTCGCGCGCGCCAGGTCCCGTTTTCGCCCGAACATAGAACGCGATTTCCCGCCGCTCCGCAGTCTGCTGCCGCCGCGTGCGCGGATCGGCACGTTCAGTGATCGACATCACCAGCTCCTTCGTGAGGCATGATTGCCGTCATTGATTATAACAGGGAATTATTTGCTGTAACCGTGAGCTGTGCTCGACAACGTGATTGTTTGTTTGGATGTACAATTGGCAGCAGGCGACTACAAAGGAGCTTGCCATGTTCATCGACTTTCAGCAGTTAAAAGCCGAGCTGTCCATTGAGCGTGCCGTGCAATTGCTCGGGCTCACTCTGCCCAAGAAGAACGGCGACCAGCTCCGCGGCCCTGCCCTTTCTGTAAGGCCGGCGGCGAGCGAGCGTTGGCGGTCAATCTGAACAAAGGTGCGTTCTATTGCTTCTCGGCAGGCAAAGGCGGCGACGTTATCGCCCTAGCCGCGCACGTCCTCGGCTACACCGGCGACACTGCCCAGAGGCAAGCAGCGGAATTTCTCACCGGGAACGGTTCACAATCCACCGTTCACCGTGAGACACGTCCCCCCAGCTCCGCCGAAGGTTCCGGTGGAAGCAGGCGTGGGCAGGGTTTCGATGCCGAGGCTTATGCCAAGCGTCTCGATCCTGCCCACGACAATCTCAAAGCCCTCGATGTTTCACCGGAAACGCTCACGGCTCTGAAGGCAGGGTACGCCTCGGCCGGCGTCATGCGCGGCAGGCTCGCCCTCCCCCTGCATAAGGGACAGGAGATCGTCGGCTACTTCGGCCTGGCGATCGGGGACGCTCAGCCAACCTTGCTCTTTCCCACCAACCTCCAGCCTGCCGATTACATCTTCAACTCGGGGAATGTCGCAGGCGGAGAACTCATGCTGCTTCGCGATCCGCTTTCTGTAGTGCGGGCGCACGAAGCCGGGATCAATGCCGTCTGCTTCTTAACGGAAGGATTGACGGCGCTTCAGCTCGAAAGTCTTGCAGCCGTGATGAGCACGGCTGGCGCTGAGACAATCGAGATCACGTAACTGACGAAAGGAGGAGTCCAAAGCAACGAGAGAGGCCACGTTCGCCGCGTGGCCTCATTCTTTGGAGGAGCACATGTCAGACGAAATTTATCGCGCTTACTTCAAATGTCCGCGCTGCAAAATGCGCTTCACCTTTGTCTGCAATCTCACGGAGTACATAGCAACCTGCCCTCGCTGCCATGAACGAAATATCTGGAACTACACCTACAAGCTCGTTTCATCGGTGGATTTAAGCCAGATTTACTGAGGTAGAATTAGTTACGGCATGTTCGCCCACTAAACTCATCAAGCCGCTGCAGCCAGCAATTCTGCCGCACCCAAACTTGCCTCGCTCACGCGGGGCTTTCTTTTGTCATGAGACAATTACGAGCGGGCTCTTTCACAAGGAGAACGCTCGTGCGCACACAGGACCTCTATCAGAAAGTTACGAACGACATCATCAAGGAGCTGGAAGCCGGCACTATTCCATGGGTTCAGCCGTGGAAGAATAATAGCCGGCACGTCGGCATCATGCCGGTCAACGTAGCAACCGGAAGAAGCTACTCGGGCATCAATATCCCGATTCTCTGGCACTCCCAAAGGATGCAGGGCTTTCCCGAGCCAGCATGGATGACCTTCCAACAAGCACTCCACCTCGGGGCGCATGTGCGGAAGGGGGAGAAAGGCACGACGGTCGTGTTCACCAAGCCACTCATCTTCAAGGGCGAGGACAACGAGGAACACCGCAAAGGTTCGATGCTCAAATCCTTTACGGCATTCAATATCGCGCAGATCGACGAGCTGCCGGAGACGGTCAACGCGCCGATCGCGCCGCCTCCGCAGGGCGCCGTACAGAGCTTCGTGGACGCTACCAAGGCCGACATCCGCTTCGGCGGGAATAAGGCGTGCTACGTCCCGTCGCTCGACTTCGTATCAATGCCCGCTACGGAGCAGTTCGCGAGCCTGGACCATTTCCATGCGACCGAGCTGCACGAGCTGGTGCATTGGAGCGGCGCGAAGTCCCGGCTTGATCGGGATCTGAGCGGCCGATTCCGAACCCGCGCATATGCAGCCGAGGAGCTGATCGCCGAATTCGGGGCAGCATTCCTCTGCGCGCACCTGGGGGTAACCGGCAGGCTCCGGCACGCCGATTACATCGCGAACTGGCTCGAACTCTTGCGTCACGACGATCGCGCGGTCTTTACGGCCGCATCCCGCGCCTCACAAGCCGCTGACTACCTTCGGGCATTCAGGGAGTACAAGGAGGCGGTGTCATGCTGAGCAACGTCAAGCGTACCTATGCGCTCGCTGACTTCACCGTCGAGGGTAAATCCGACAAGTGGTACTTCTGGCGAACCGCCCGATACGGCGACCGTGAGGAGCGCAAGGGACCATACGGCAGCATCGCGAGCGTCACCCTTATGGTTGCAAGGGAGATGAAGAAGGAGATTACGAAACGCGACGCGGCTCACCAGTTGCCGGAGTGAGCCATGAAGACCGTAGAGATCAACGGCGTTCGTATGCTCTGGCGCGATGTGCTGAAGCTTCGGAGAGAGCAAGAGAAACAGGCTCGACAGCCGCAACCTGCATTGTTCGAGCTTAAAGATGACTGCCGCCCACCCTCGCAGAAGAAGGCTGACGGCCGATTTCAAGAACCCACGCTGTTTGAATAGTGTGGATAGCGCCGCGCAAATGCGGCGCTTTTCGTGTGATATGATTTCGGTAGTTTCTCCATACAGAGTCCGAAAGGACATGGCCCATAGCGAGGGCCTGTAGCTGAGATTGGAAGGAGATTATTCTGACCTCCTTCGCTCGGCTCGGGCTCTGTGCGGAGAACAGCAACAGAGACCGAGGCACAAGCCGCAATACTTGACTATCTAAGTGCGCGCGGCGTGTTCGCGATACGACAAAATAACCAGCCCATCTATGACGCGAGCCGCGGCACATTCCGTGCGCTGCCGAAACACACGCCAAAGGGCGTCGCAGACATTCTAGCGGTGAAGGACGGCCGCGCGATCTTCCTTGAGGTAAAGAGTGACAAGGGCCGCATGTCACCGGATCAGCATGAATTCAGCCGGCGCGTCATAATTGCCGGCGCGGATTACCATGTCGTGCGCTCGATTGATGATGTGCAGAAGATCGGGTTATGACCACGAAACGCCAGAAGGTCGCCAAAGGTCTTACGGAGCAGCGGATCGTTGACGCGCTACAGCCAGGCTGGCGGCTCATCCACATCAATTGGAAGAAGCGGAAAATTCATGTGGTGAACGGGTTTGGAATGCGGAAGTTTATTTCCCTTCCAGAAAAGCAGAGGGGCCCGGAAGTGAGCCGGACCCCTCGTTTTGCGGATTAGAACAGGTTGCCGAACGGACGATTGATCACGCTGTTCGGCCCGCCACGCCAGCCATGCTCCCTAATAGCTTTCATGCTGACACCAGTGGCAGCCTTTAAGCCCTTGTCCACTACAGTCTTTTCCTCCTTGGCGCCTTCGATGTTCGCCTTTGCCCGATCAGCGCCCCAAGCCGCAGCTGCCGAGGTAGCGGCTTCTTGGGCCTGCGCCAGATAAGCGCCTGCCGCGGTCAATACCAGGGCAACTGCAGCATTTGCGAGAAACTTAGACATGCTAGCTCTCCCTACTATGTGTTGCTCGATGAGATGAGAACGGCTTCTACATAGATGGGTTCCGACGCTGTTTTTCACACTAAATTGCAGCTACGTTTTTGGACCGTTCATTCATCGTTCAGGAAACGATCATCTTTATGACACAATCGTTAGCCGACCTTATGGGTGGTATATTTAATCCCATGAGGCGTAAGACGTCCCCCGAGCAAGCCGGCAATACCCTTAATCCAAAGAACGAATTGTTCTGCCGCTACTACACTCAAAACTCAGAGCTATTCGGCAACGCCACCCACGCATATGCCGAAGCATTCGATTACAAACTCGATACTCTGTCCCAAAAACCGGTCTATTCCGATCCAGATGAGGACGGCAACACCGAGAAAATCGAAGACAGTGAGTACGACAGAGCTTGTCACGTGTGCGCCGTCGAGGCGTCACGCCTCCTGAGAAAGCCTGAGATTCAGGCTCGCATCACTGTCTTCTTGAACGAGCTGTTGAAGGACGAGATTGTAGATAGCCAGCTCGCTAAACTTATTACGCAGGACGCGGATAACACTGCGAAGATTGCCGCGGTTCGCGAGTACAATAAGCTGCGCGGTCGCATTATCGACAAGACGCAACAGGTCAGCCGCTTACCATTCGGAGAAACTGATTTATCCGCAGTGATCGCAGCGCTCCCGCAGGAGCGTCAAGACTATTTCTATGAAATTATCAAAGGACTTATCGAAGAAGCCGAGCTACTCCGAAGCACTGCAACGGCTCAAGGCGGCGGCACTCGGTAATCCGGAAGACATACGCAGACGCTTCGGCCGCACGCCGATCCAGCTCCTCCGGTTCATCGACCCTAAAATCCGCTTCCCGAAGAAGCTGCGCATCATCTTTGCATGCCTATGGCTTGGACAGGACCTACAGGGCCGCCCGGCTACCCGCTTCATCATGAAAGGCCCGCGAGGCGGCGGCAAAAGCAAGATGCTTGGCGCCCTCGGCTTCGTCATCTGGTTTCTAAAGCTGCTCAACTGCATCGACATGGGTGGTTCGCTCATGCAGGCGCAGGGAGTCTACAACTACTTCACCGGCCACATATTCGCGCAGGAGGGCATCTCGGGCGCATTGCCTTCCGAGCCGACGATGCACCGGACGCAGAGCGACAGGGGCAACTACTTCAAGGCCGTGGCCGCATCGCAAAAGCAGGTGCGCGGTCCGCACCCCGATTGCCTTTTCGTGGACGAGGCGTGCGAAACCAAGGACGAGCTGATCCTGTCCGCGCTGCCAATGGTGGACACGTCGAGCACGCCGCTCGTGGTCATGACCTCGACCTTCCACAAAATCTTCGGGCTGTTTCAGGAGATATGGGACCAGGCGGACACTTACGAATACGTGCGTCTGTCGTGGGACGCATTCGATGTCTGCAAGCAGTTCGATCCCGGCATATGGGAGGACGAGAAGTACACGAAGTACATTCCCGACCTTGCAAAGCTGAAGGAGCGCGCGGCCGGGCGCACCGGAGATCCCGAAGGCTGGGTACCGATCGAGAACATCATCCAGGCGTGGCGTGAAAAGCCATCCATTGACTACTTCGACGTGGAGTACATGGGCTCGCGCCCGAGCGCGGCCGGCATGGTCAACGATCCCGAGGACGTAGACGCCTGTGTCATCGACGCGCTGGGCGAGTACGCCTACCGGCCCGGAGCGGAAACGGCGGGAGGCATCGACTGGGGTTTCTCAGGCATGACCGTCTGGGACGTGGAGATGGCGCACCGGGACAATATCAAGGTGCAGCTTGAAGCACGTCACTGGACGCAAGTGCTCTCCGATGTGATCTGTGCGGAGATCGCAGACGACGTGGTGAAGTATCGCATCCGAACCATTCACGCCGATGCTTCCCATCCCTTTGAGAATGGCGCGCTTCGCAAGGCAATCGCGGAGCGCATCGCGCAGCTCCCCGAGAAAGAGCAGTTTCGCTGCACCGTCGTCGAGGTTCCGTTCGGCCGACCCGTGCAAATCGCAGAGCAAGACGGCCAGAAGCGCGAGATCAATAAGCGGCTCGGCACCGAGAAGGAAATGATGCTCGGCAACTATCGCGTCTATTTCCAACGCCGCCTCAATCGCATCCCTCGCACATGCAAGGAGGGTATTTGGCAGCATAAGCGGTACCGATATCAGGAGGGCACCGATAAGCCGCTGAAGGAGGACGACCACTACCCCGATGCGAAGATGCTCGCCCAAAAACGATGGCTTCTCGGCAAGACCACGAGTGCGATGCCGCGGGAAGAAAAGCTGCGAAAACGCACTTCCACAGTCACAGGCGGCTTGCTCGAAGAACGCTTTTAGCGGGTGATATGATTACCGCATGAAGTTACTCGGCGTCGAAATACGACGCGCTAAAGAAGCAGCCGAACCGAAGACCACAAAAAAAGGATTGGTGATTGGCGATAGCGGCACGCGCATTCTCGATGGCATCATAAGCGAGGAATACAACACCAAACTTAACGGCGCGACGGGCATCGAAGTCTATGACGAGATGCGCAAGAGCGATGGCGCGGTCCGCGCCGCGGTGCAAGCAGTCACACTCCCGATCCGCGCGGCCGAATGGTACATCAAACCCGCAAGCGAAGATGCAGCGGACAAGGCGGTCGCCGATTTTGTAACCGAAGAACTATTCAACAATCCATCATTCACGTTCGACGACTTCCTGCGCCAAGCGCTTCTTTCCCTGCCGTTTGGCGTCATGGTGTTCGAGAAAGTGTTCACCACGCGCGATGTGGACGGAACGACGCGCATCGTGTGGGACAAGCTCGGAGCGCGCATGCCGCGCTCGATTCAGAAGTGGGCGATTGGCGGCGGCAAACTCGGCATCCTGCAAAACAGATCGGACGGACAGCCTGTCGAAATTCCTTTCGAGAAGCTGATCGTTTTTGTCAACGAGATGGAGGGCGATAACTGGTGGGGCACCTCCATCCTTCGTGCCGCGTATAAGCACTGGTACATCAAGAATACGTTTTACAAGATCGACGCGATTGCATTCGAGCGCCAGGGGCTCGGCATTCCTTCCGGCACATTGCCGGACAATTACACCGAGCGCGATCGCTCGACGATGGAAAGCATCCTGAAGAACATGCGCGCGAATTCGCAATCGTATGTCATCAAGCCGAAAGACTACGAGATCGCATTCATGGACATGATGGCGCGCACCACGCGCGATCCGCAAAGCTCTATCGCTCACCACAACCGCGAGATCATGAAATGCGTGCTCGCCCAATTTCTCGAACTCGGTTCGACGGACGCCGGAGGTACGGGCGGCTCGCGTGCTCTCTCCGAGGATCACTCGGACCTGTTCTTGCAGTCGATCGAAAGCATTGCACGCTCCATAGCCTCCACATTCACGCGCCAGGCTGTGAAGGAGCTTGTGGACCTCAACTTCGAGGGAGTGAAACAGTACCCCAGCCTCGACTTCGAGGGCATCACCGCAGACGACGTGCAGGCGCTCTCCACTGCCTACCAGACGCTCCGTGGCGCGGGAGGCTTGACCGCGCAGGATGCGGACGAGGCTTACCTGCGCAAACTGCTCGGCTTGCCGGAATTGGACGAACAAGGCGTGCGGGAGGAGAAGACGACCAATGTGCCGGTTGATCCGAACAATCCCAACCCCGGCACGCAGCAGCCCGATAACAAGCAGCCACCGAAGAAGAACGCGAGCGAGCACACCCACGGCGTAAAAAAAAACTTTTCAGATGGCTTTAAGGCGTACCGGAAGCTCACGTTCGCGGAGGAAAAAGTAGATTTCGATAAGCTGCAGCAGAAGATGGACGAGCTGGAAAGCCAGTTCGACCAAGCCACGAAAAATATGCTGCATGATGCGCGCGACGAATACATGGCCGCATTCACGAAGGCAGCGCATGCCGGCGACACGCAGGCGATCAAGGACGCTACGCTAAAGGTGCAGAGTGACTACGCGCGGATAATCAAGAACGCGGGCAAGTCCGCATTCGAGTATGGGAAAAACAATGCGGCAAAAGAGATCGGCGTAGGGGCTCCGCCGAATCCGTCTGACCTTCTCCGGCAGATCGACATACAGGCGGATACGATTGCCGACGCACATATCACCGAGATCATATCCGACAGCAAACAGGCGTACGTGCAGGCGCTCAATAAGGGGCTATCGGTCACAGCCGCCCTCGCCGCAGCGGATGCGGCAGCGGAAGCGGCTATTGACGCGCTCACGGACGACACCGGCGGTATTCTCCTATCCGCGTACATCAATCATGGCCGCAACGAGGTGTTCGACCGAAACAGCGCAGACGTGCACGCGCTACAGCGTTCGGAAATTCTCGATGAGGTGACGTGCAACTATTGCATGTCGATTGACGGCCGCATTATCGAGAAGGACGATGCATTTGGCCAGAACACCATCTTCCATAGCAACTGCCGTGGCATTTGGGTCGCGATCCTAAAGGACGAGGAGGAGCTGCCGAAAATCAGCGGCATACCGCAGTCACTGCGGGATCGGTTCGGAGATGCGGTGAATGATCTTATTCAGCCGAAGAGCCCGATCACGAGAAAACGGAGTTAATCCTGACTACGATTCGGCTTTGCCGGACCGTTTCAATAGACCTTTAAGTGCATCGGCAACCGGCTTGCCACCGACCAACACGGCCGATACGGCAACCGCCGTCTGACCTCCCGCTCCAGCTAAGGAGCAGATGGTAACTGCCGACAAGAACATGCTCATGTCGTATGCCTTCGCACATATCTTCTCGTGACCCCTGTCCCACCAGTTGCGAACACCATCGGAAAAAGATCGAACCGATTTATTAATGTTCTTTTCCCTTTCCTCCGGGTGTGATTTAGACGCTTCAATGTTCTCGGTTAGCGCGTGTAACTCGGTCCTAAGATTTTCATAATCCGCGATCTGCGCGTCACGATTAGCAATAGCCTCCTCTGAATTCGGCCGCTCTTGACGCAGGGCAGCAAGTTTCTCGTCAAGCAGTAATCGCAATGCAGATGATAATAGAAGGATTTGCGGCCTGTTGGCCGAGACGGATTTAATCACCTTTTTGCCACGAACATTCTGGCCAGAGGTTGAATTTCGCCGTTTTTCGTCGGTCAACCCTCCAACAATTTCTTCAAGTTCTTTGAAAGTCCAAAGGCGTGCATCCGCTTTACGAAAGCGGGCTTTAGCTCGGGGAGTATACTCGTTGGTCACCACCCACAATTCGTCCGCTTCGCGGGGAAGAAATGACGATTCCCATGCCCGAAGCACCGTATTCGCATTTCCACTGTTAAATGGCCTTTGATAGTCCTTACACTCGATCGCATATCGCCGCTTGACACCTGCTTGCGCTGCCTCGGCCAAGAGATCAACCGTAATTCCCTGTTGTATAACACCTTTGTCAACTATGAAGCCGGCCCGTCTTAAAAGCTCTGCGACATGAGTGGCCAGCGGGTGCATTTCTCGAGATTTGGCAGACATCGGGTTTGCGCGTGCTCCCCACTTCTTCCGAATAAAATGGACGTTATCAACAGATGCACCAGCCAGTTTCGGATATTGACAGAGATGGGCTGTATCATGACATCATGAGCAAGAAAGAGCGCGATAGCAAGAAGCGAATCGCGTTCGTGCAGCTCTTCGCGGAAGCGTCGTCTTCCACGGCAGTACCGGAGGAGATACACGTTGTCCCAACGGGCAAGTGGGATCACCCGGTATACGGCGAGATGGAGATCACGCCGGCAGACATCGCGGAGTTCATACAGAACTTCAGTCGCGGTGTCCGCCGAGATATCCCCATCACGCAAGGCCATGACAATGGCATGAGTGGAGGCGAGTTGCCCGCGATCGGCTGGTTCACAGAACTAAGCGATCGTGGATCAAGCGGCCTTTACGCTTCGGTCAAGTGGACCGATGAAGGCAAGCAGCTCCTTACAAGCGGTTCGTTCAAGTATTTCTCCCCGGAGTTTTACGAGCAGTACAGCGACCCGGAAACGGGCGTGAAGTACGGGCACGTGCTCGTGGGAGGCGCACTGACGAACAAGCCGTATTTCAAAGAGCTTGACCCGGTAGCCGCATTTAGCGAGCCGGAGATTAGAAATCAATTTAATGATGATATGACACTGAAAGATATAATGGCAAAGAAGCCCAACGAACTCTCCGAGACGGAGAAAGCATTCGTTCGGGAACATAAAGGGGAACTCACCGCGGAGCAGACTACTGCTTTTGCAAGCGTGTTCGATGAATCCGCCCCGGAGGAATCCGAGGAGGAGAAGACGGCGCGCGAGGAAAAGGAGAAGGGTGACGCGAATGAGGCGAACGGGTTGAACCGCGACGGTTCGGCCAAAGTGGACGCATCTGAGAAAGTAATGGTTTCGGCGGCCGAACTTACTCTCCTCCGCCAAAAGGCGGATAAGGGGCAGGAAGCATTTTCGCTCGTTGAGACGATGAAGCTCGAATCCGAAATCTCGAAGATGGTCTTCACAGAGGCCAATAAGGAAGGACGAATTCTTCCGAAGCAGCAAAAGTCCGTCGTTGACTTTATGAAAACGCTTTCCGAGAAGCAGCGCGATCAATTCCGCAACATCGTCAATAATCTTCCGACCTATAAGTTGTTCGGAGAGATGGGCGATGCGGGCGGGGAACCGGCCGCAACGAAGGCAGCGGAAGTTGAGGTGGCAATCAACGCCAAGATCAAGGCGTCTGAAGGCAAGCTCTCGTACTCGGACGCGCTCTCGCAGGTTTCTAAAGAAAACCCGCAGCTCATCAAGGAATACAACGACGAGATGCAGGCCAACCGCGGTTAATTAATACGATAATTCCATTCGTTTATGTCTACACAAATTACTGGCCACGTTCGCAGCTCGACTGCCGACGCGGCCATCACGCTCCACCAGGTGCTGAAGAACACTTCGACCGGCGTGGACGTGGCAACCGCCGGCACCGATAAAATCGTTGGCGTTGCGCAAAACGCAGCGGCTACGGGCGAACAGGTGGGCGTTCAGTTCACCGGCACTGCGAAGTGCATCGCATCGGCAGCTATTAGCAAGGGCGCGTGGGTCACTGCGACCACGGGCGGCAAGGTCGTCACGACCGTGACCGACAAGAACGTCGTACTCGGCCAAGCATTGGAGGCGGCAGCGGCTGACGGCGACTTCATCGAAGTCCAGCTCGGTATCTTCACGCTCTCCGTTTAATCGATTTCACTTAATCACTATGTCTACAAATCGTTATCAAGGATACGACCCGATATTGTCGAACGCGGCTATTGCCTACACGAACGACGCCTATATCGCTTCGGAACTCCTCCCGACCCTTCCGGTCAATTTCCAGACAGGCAAACACTGGATTTACAATCAGGGACGTTTCCGCAACACACCTTCGAAGCGTGCCACAGGCGCGAAATCCGGTGAAGTCGAGCTGACGCTCACGACCGGTAATCCTTATTTCTGCGAGGATCATGCTTTGAAGCAATTCGTCGCAGACGAGGATGTGGAAAACGCGACTACTCCGACCGATCCGTACACGGATGCCAACGAGAACGTGAACGAGATGCTACTCATTGGTCGCGAGATCGAGGCGGCGACCCTTCTCACTTCGACGGCAAACATTACGCAGAACACTACGCTTTCGGGCACGTCTCGCTTGGACGACTACTCGAACAGCGATCCGTTCGCCACGATTGAGACAGGTCGCCAGACGATCCACAGCGCTACGCACCTGACACCTAACGTGCTCGTCATGGGCAAGCAGGTATGGGACAAGCTGAAGTACCACCCGGCTCTTATGGAGCGTGTGAAGTACAGCCAGCGGGCGCAAATGACTACCGATTTGGTCGCCTCCCTTTTGGAGGTTGACCGCATCTTGGTCGCGGCTGCCGGTTACAACACTTCGAAAGAAGGCCAGACCGACAGCATGTCGTACATCTGGGGCAAGGACATGCTCCTCGCGTACGTGGCTCCGAAGATCGCTCCGAAGATGCTCTCCCTTGGTATAAATTACCAATGGGCGAAGAAGTCCAAGGTTGTTCAGCGCCTCCGCGGTACGGACGAGGAAGACCGCCAGGGTACATACATCCGTGTCGGCGGCGATTACTACGACATGAACATCACGTCCGCATCGTGCGGCTACCTGATGAAGACTGTCGTTTCCTAAGCTTATTAAGCGCATTGGCCCGGCGGAAACGTCGGGCCAGGGCGCATAGCCAAATTACTTATGGCAGGAACAATTGATAACAGGGATGTCGGTATTGCCGCACCTGAGTTCATCGTCAAAAATAAATCCGGCGTTACGCGCACCAAGCGAACGGGCACTGTTGTCCGCGAGATCGCGGTTGCGACGTTCGACACGGCAGCGGCCGACAGCTCAGGCGTTGCGAATACGACCATCGCGGCTCACGGCCTCGGTGTCTACCTTCCTACGAAGGCGATCATCACGCGCGTATGGGTAGACGTTGTAACGACATTCACATCTGCAACCGATGCAGCAACGATTGCGCTTAAGGCGCAGTCAGCGAACGACATCGTATCCGCTATCTCCATTGCAGACGCATCAAACGTCTGGGATGCGGGTATTCACGGGTCCAAGATCGGCCTTCCGGCTCTTGCGGACACGACATCGGAAACCGCGCTTGCCGTCTCAGCGCTGTTCGCCGCTTCGATGCTTAAGCTCACCGCGGTGCGCGAGCTTACCGCCACGGTCGCAGTGGAAGCGCTCACAGCAGGCAAAGCCAATATATTCGTGGAGTACGTAGTCTCCGACTAAGCGTATGGAGTACTTCGTTGCTCGGAACCTAAATCATGACGGACGGGAATACGTTGTCGGAAGCATCGTGCAACTGACGACGGAAGCCGCCCAACCGCTTTTGGACGTAGGGGTCCTCAGTTCGACAGCTATCGAGGCTGCCGCACCAGTGCAGGAGCCTGTGGTGGAGGATGCCCAGCCAGAGGCGGCGGACGTTGCCACTGCGGGAGGCACGCCAACGGAGACAGGAGAACCGTCGCTCGATACCGACCTGACCGAGAGCACCGACCCCGATACTCGCGAGATCGGTCCGCACTCGGAAACCTCCCCGGCGCCCGTCAAGGAGGCACCCGCACCAGTGCAGGAGCCCGAAAAGCCGAAGCGTGCCGCTACAGGCCGCAGGAGCAAGCCTCAAGAGCCTACGGAGCCGGAGAATGATCCATCCGCAAACCTCTAGCGTATGAGCCTCACATCTATTCAGACGCTTAGAGCCTCGGCAGCGCAGGCTACAGCAGGAACGGTCACCGGATCGGCTGTCAGCTTGCAGCAGGCATTCAAGGAATTGAATGTGCAGCTCGCAGTATCCGCGGCGGGAACGGATGCGGGCGACACGCTGGATGTGTACGTCGACACGAGCTTCGACGGAGGCGCGACCTTCGTGAACATCGGCCACTTCACGCAGGTGCTCGGCAACGGCGGCGCAAAGACATTTGTGATGTCCTTCTGCAATGCCAATCCGGGCACGTCGGCCGTCGTGAACGTCACCAGCGATGCAGCAGCAGGCGCAACCCGTCAAATCGATTTCGGCTCGCAGCTTCGCTATCGCGGCATCATGGTGGACGGGGATGCAAACGGCTCATTCACTTATTCGCTAACAGCGTTTCTCAAATATTATGCCGAAATACGCCATCAAAGTTACGGCCGCAGACAAGCTGCACATTCAGGATAGTGACACTACCGTGCTCTCGGTCCAATTCGACATCGAAAAGGACGGCGAGGTAATAACCACCATGCGGCACGGCTTCCTGCTCGATACGAGCGTGGCGGATGTGGAAGCCGAATTGCAGAAGGTGCTCGACGCATACATTCAGGATGCGGAAACCGCCGAGAGTAAATCTGAGTACGCCAAGGCTGACGCACAAGCAGATGAGACGATCGCGGAGATCGTCGGAAAGGAGATTAGCAACTAGCAAAACGATTATGAATAAATTAGTTCGGATGGTGTACGCTGGACGAATCCCCATTGACGCCAACGTGCAGATGCGTCACCTCGACCGCTTCGGTAATCCAAAGCCGATATTTCAAGAAAATCCACTGTGCATTTTTCTTATCAAATGGGGCATTCTCTCCCCGTTGTGGATCAACGGACCGCACGCAGCTCGTCTTTCCCGATTCTTGGGGTATTGGGCCACTGAAAAAGACGGTCGCAACCTCATCACCGACGCAGGGCGCGCAGCAGTAGCTTCGCGGATCAATGGATCTGGTGGCGCAGCGGCATTTACCGCGATCGGCCAAGGCACCGGAGCGACGGCCGCCAACGCTGCCGACACGACGCTGCAAACCGAAGTCAAAGCCGATGGTACGGCAGCATCGGGCGTGCATGCGCTCGCCACTGCATCCGTCACAGTTTCACGTGTAACCACAACGGTCACAAACGATACGGCGCAGCTCGTGGGTACCATTGCGGAAACCGCAACAATCGCAGTTACCGAGTCCGGCGTGTTCAACGCCGACACGAACGGCACGCTCTTGTGCCGACAGACCTTCTCGGCAGTGAACGTGATCTCAGGCGATTCGATTCAGTTAACGTGGAAGATTAAAGCCGCATAGACCGTATGGCGCTCTATCAGATTTACAATGGGCCATCGCCAACGACAGCAGCCCAGGTGGCCGTAACTACGGGCACATCGATCAAGACGCTTCTACAGGTGAAGGCATCAGCCACGAAGCCCTTCATTATCGTAGAGTGGGGCATTTCCTTCGACGGTTCGGCCGCGGCTACTCCGATCAAGGTTGAGCTGTTGGAAACTGACGTGGCAGCGACGGTGACCGCCTCGGCCGCCGCGGACATCGTGAAGCTGGATTGCGAGGCGCTTAACGGCGGCGATCCCACAACAAACCTCGTTCCTGTGGGCACCACGTCAACGGGGTACACGTCTACGGCTGAAGGAACGATAACCGCGACACGCGAATTCGACGTGCAATTCATCGCGCCGACAAATCAATACGTGAAGCAATTTCCGCTCGGTCGCGAGCCGATGATCCAAGTCTCCAAATTCGCGCGCATTCGCGTGACTGCGGGAGCGGCAGTTAACGCCTACTGTTACATGACGATACAGGTTTAGCCCTATGCTATGGCCTGGACCGCGGAAGATACAATCGAATCCTATTCTGTCGGCACGCTTAATGCTGGCGCTGGTGGTACGGGTTGGAGTGGAGACTGGGGAGCTGTCGGAAGCTTCAATCCGTCGCAATTCTCGGTAGTCACAACAACTGCATACGAAGGTACAAAAGCTGTCATCGCTGATGGCGGTACTGGTCCTGCAATCGGACGGGCGCTAAGCACGTCCATCTCCGCCTCGGCAGTTCTTTACATTGCGATGCGGCGCACCACGACCGGCGGCGTCAATGAGGGGCAATTCACGCTCCGTAACACGTCTGACCAACAGCGAGTCGGTGTCTTCTTCAATATCTCAGGACGTATCATTCTCGGCTCGGGAGGCGGCGCCGTCGATGTCGCGCCGTATAGCATAAACACTTGGTACGTCATTCGCCTTACATTTAATCCGGCCACGAATGCGGCAACGATGGCTTACAGCACAAACAGCTACGGATCGGCAGGCACATTCAGCGCTGAAAGTTCGAGCTATACGATGGGAAATACTGGCGACGTTGCATGGCTAGTTTTGAACGGCGGAGATGATGACACCATGATGTTTGATTACATCAGCGGTACCAGTCCCTTCGTCGCCGGTAAACTTCCAGCTCCCATACTTACGAGACAGGCGGTAAAGCGCGCGGCGTCTTACTAACAAGCGATATGGCCCGCCTTGGAAGAGCACAGCCATTCAAGCCTATTATTCGCACGCGCGGCCGAAGCCTTTGGACAGCAACCCTCAGCGAAACGGTGACGCTAACGGATTCGATCATCAAACTTACCAGTAAGCTGCTCTCCGATACGGTCACGTATACTGCTACAATTTTGCGTCAGCTTGTCCGCACGCTCAGTGAAACGACGACACTCACGGATTCGCTCATACGCCAAGCAGCCAAGGTTCTTACCCAAACGATCACTCACACCGACACGCTTGTGCGGCAGCCGGGAAAGGTGCTTTCGGACACAGCTTCCTTGACCGACACCATTCTTCGTATGGCCGGAAAGGTGCTTTCAGATACGGCTTCCTTGACCGCTACCATTCTTCGTACGCCGGGAAAGGTACTTTCCGACACCGTTACTTTCACGGATAGCCTTATACGCCAGGGTGGAAAGGTGCTCTCTCAAACGATCACGCTTACCGACAGCGTGATTCGTATGACCAGCAAGGTGCTCTCCGACACGGTAACGTCCACGGACACCATTCTAAAGCAGCTCACGCGCGCCCTCACCTTGGAAACGACGACCCTTACGGCATCGCTCGTAAAAACCGCAGGCAAGGTGCTGTCCGACACAGTGACTTCGACCGATAGCCTTCTTCGTCAGACACAAAAATTGCTTGCCGATACAGTTACGCTCACGGGTGTTTTGCTGCGTCAGCTCGCGCGCACGGTGAGCGAAACAATCACGATGGCGGATACCATCCTAAAGCAGCTTGGCCGATCACTGGCCGAAACGACCACAGTCTCCGATACACTTCTCCGCATACCGGGGAGGATGCTTGCAGAGACGATCACCTATACCGATACACTTTTTAGACAGCTCACGCGGTCTCTCGCTGATACGATCACACTTACGGATACTGTCCTCCGGCAATTAGCCCGCTCGCTTACGGAGGCGATTACTTTCTCCGACGTGCTGACCCGAAGTGTCGGGATTGTCAGAGCAGAGGCATTCACACTAACCGATTCCGTCATAAGGACGGCAAGTCGCTCCTTTGCAGAGGCCGTCGATTTTACGGATTCAGTGCTTCGTCAAATGGCGCGGAGCCTCACCGAGCAGATATCATTGACCGATACTGTTGTGCCGTTTCTGCGCACTGCGATGCGCAAGGGCATTACTGTTTTGACATCGGTCGTTCAGCGGATCGTGGTACCATTAAGCTCATGGAGCGCTCATCGTCTGACAACGAATACGTCCGCTACCGAGCTGACAACAAAGCAGGGTGCCGCGACGGAGCTAGGGACGAGCACCGATAAACATATTCTATGAGGACACTTCTTGCCGTAACCGAGGATTTCATAAAGACAGAGCGAACCGAGCTTGCTGCGGATGCGGCTGCAGGATCGAACGTTAGCCTGACCCTTCTGAATAACGGCGGCTTTACCAACTCCGCATTCGTGGTCATCGGCTACGAGGGCAATGAGCTGTGCGAGATGGAACAGATCAACCAAGCGCCGAGCGGGAACACTTCGATACGGGTCGCAACCCTCAAATTTAATCACCAGAAAGGCGAGCCGGTCACCGTCTATCGGTACGACAAACGAAAGTTCTACGGCGCGACATCCGCGACGGGCAGCTTCGCGGAATTGACTGCTGATGGATCTCCGCTCCCGATCCAGGTCGATGATCCAACGGGCACGATTATCGAGTACACGGGCATTGAGGGCTACACCTATTTCAAGGCCACCTACTACAACAGCACGACAACCGACGAGACCAGCCAGGACGATAGCGACGCGGTGCTTGCGAACGAGTCGGTGCGCTACGCTTCGCTGTATGCGATCCGAAAGCATGCAGGCCTTGCCGGCAATCCTCGCTATTCCGAAAGCCGTCTTGAGACCAAGCGCAAGCAGGCAGAGAACGAGATCAATAGCGCGATCGCCGCCAAGTACGTGCTGCCCCTTTCCGAGGTCCCTCACCTCGTGAGCCAAATCTGCGAGCTGCTTGCGGCGGGCTACATCGATTACGAGGAATTCGGGAAGAACGGCGAAGGCGTGAAGTGGCTTGGCGAAGGCCGAGCGCTATTGAAGGCCATACAGAAGGGTACGCAGCTCTTGATCGGGACCGATGGGACTGAGCTGGCGCGCAACACCAAAGTGGGCGTGCTCGACGGCTATCCCAATGACGAGGACACGGACTCCGCGCAGTTCAGCATGAGCGACCGATATTGATATGTATGTCGTTTCAAATTTCGTGGGAGATCGAAGGAAAGACGCAGTTATCCCGCGTGCTCATCGGTATGGAATCGAGCATGAAGGACTACACGTTCCCATTCCGGCAATCTGCGGATTACTTACATCACACATTCGCTGTGGACGTATTCGAGACCCAAGGGGCGGCGATTGGGGAGAAATGGAAACGCCTCTCGCCTGCGACAGTGTCACGGAAGGCGCGGCAGGGAATGCCGGACACGCCTCTCATTGCGACGGGCAACATGCGCGCCAGTTTTCAAACGGAGGTGTCGAAGGATCAGGCTGTGATCTCCAACACCGCCGAGTATTTCAAATATCACCAGTCGAACAAGCCGCGCGAGAAAATACCACGGCGCGTCATGATGAAGCTGGCCGAGGATCAAAAGCAGCAGATCGTAAAATATTTCCAGGAGCACATTCGAGTGTCGATGCAACGCCCATAGTATGAATTATTCCGATCCGGTCATCGCGAAATATATCGAACTGCTCAAAACGAACACTGGTCTAATCAACCAATATTTCCAAGGCGAGCCGATCCGCGTGCCGTCTGTAGATTTTCCTTACGCCATGATCTCCAAACGGGAGACGCGCGTTGGCCCCCTAAACAATTCCGACGACGAACACGGAATTGCGATGTCTATCACCATCGTGGCCGATATTCGCAAGGACTTATCAACAGAGGAAAGCGCCGGCGCAGTGAATGCAGGCGTCGCGTCTTTGTACGAGATTGTGGAGGGACGGAACGCCGATTACACGCTCAAAGACAATTCGGTACTCGCCATTTTACGGGGCAATACCTTGGTGGATTCGACATACGGTCTTCGCACCGACCTCGGAACACAGACGCGCGTGGACTATGGTTTGACGCTCCGTAACCGGGCGCCGGAAGAGTGGTCTATCGAAGCGCGTGTGGATTTCGTCGCGCACTTCACACAGATGCGGTAGAATACAAGCATGAGCTACAAAGCATGGATGACGGTTGGCTCCATCGCTCTTGCTGTTGAGGGAGCAATATTCTTAACAGGATGTCTTCTCATAATTCTTCAATTGGTATGAAAGTAACGTCTAACCGCAGCGTCGAATTTCCAAAGCTTGGTTTCGCGATTTCGGCGGGCGAGACAAGAGAGCTTCCCGAAAACAAAGAGGCACAAGCAGTCATTCTCGCGCATCGTTCCATTTCCAAAATCAAGGAGGGTAAAACTACTAGCAATTAATTTTATTGATGTATGGGACTTACAAGCGGAACGCAGACGAACGTCGGCATCGGAATTGAGACAACCCCCGGAACGGCCGTAGCCGCAACGCACTTTCCGAAATGGGCTGAATTGTCCATGCAGGGGATCGCGGAAAAGGAATTGCTTGGATCGCAGCGCGGCGTGCGCAACACGCACAGCGATTCGATGATCAAGCGCAAATACTCACAAGGCAACCTGGTCGTAATCCCGAACGGTGATATCGCCGCGCCGATGTTCTATTGGGCGCTCGGCTCGAAAGCGACGGCCGGACCGACCGATGGCACGTACACGCACACCTTCACTGTGCAGAACACCAACGCATCCATGAAGACCTGCACCGTGCTTGTGGAGGATGGCGCAATCGTCACGGAGCGCTTTGCCAACGTCGTTGCGAACACGTTGAACCTCGAAGTCTCGGACTCGTACGCCAAGATGTCGCTCGGCTTAATCGGCGGCTTCCCCGATACCGGCACCGTAACGGAATCGTTCGCCCAGGAATTTGAATACGCATATCACCAGATGACGGCCAAGTTTGGCACGACCCTTTCCAATGCCGCGAGCGCGTCGGCAACACCGCTGAAGTCGTTTACGCTGAATGTGAACAACAACGTGCTCGTGGATGAGGCTTTCCTTTCCGGGGCGAATACGCCGGTTGCAGGCGGCTTCGTCGCGGGACGCTTGCAGATCACCGGCTCATACACGCTTCAGTACAGCGATACGGTAGAACTCGCTAAGTACAAGGCGAACACAAAAAACGCCCTTCAAGTGCAATTCACCGGAGCCGTGACGGGCGGCGGAACGACAGCCGAGACGATCACCATCAAACTAGGCCGCTTGATCCTTACCTCTCCACCGAAGGAGTACAACCTGGACGGCCTCACGCTCATCAACCAGGAATTCGCGGTCGAATACGAAGCGACCGACAAAGAGATGACCGTCGTCGTGGTGAACGACACCGCAAGCTACGCATAATGTATGGCCGCCGAACGACCTACACAAACGATCAAAACGCCAGGTGGATTTACCGTTGAGCTGAAATCCTACATCACTGGACGCGAGCACTCGCAGATCCAGGACGTGTTCTTGAAGCGCATGGAAATCCGCTCACTCCAACAGAAGGGCGAGAACTCCTCCGCCGAAGTAAGCGGCTTACAGGGATCGGCAGCGACCGAAGCGGAAGCACTCACGATCAAGCTTCTTGTCGTCTCTCCCGATGGCTCGACCGAAGACGTGCATAACCGTGTCCTCGATTTACCGCTGGCGGACTATAACGCCATTAAGCAGGAGATCGAGGCGATCACTGAGAGTAAAAAAAAATAACTGAGGCTGTGGTCTCGTACATCGGGGGCGCGGTCAAAGGGCCGATGATAATCGCTGTCGTGTGTGAGCGAATGGGATGGGATTACCTCACATTCCAATCGCAGCCGACATGGTTCATCAATCTACTACTCCGCAAATTCGAGATTGACGCGGACCAGCAGAAGCGAGCCACCACTCACTAACCTATGGGACTTTTCAATTCAGCAGGAGATCAGACACTTTCGATAATCATCAAGGCCAAGGATGAGGCAAGCGCCACATTCAAGGCCGTGCAGGGCAACGTAGAGAAGATGACCGGCGGCTTCGATAACGCCGTTCGTGCCTCTACCAAATTCGCTGTCGGTCTCGCAGCGGTCGGAACCGCGGCTGTGGCCTTTGGCTACAAGGCTGTGGAGGCAGCAGCCGAAGCCGAAAAGCAAATGGCTGAATTCGGGGCTACGCTGGCCACCATGGGGCCTAAGGGCGTGGCCGCGCGGGAACGCATCCTTGCGGCTGCCAAGGCGGCCGTACAGCTCGGTTTCGACGACGAGACGGCCGCTAATTCGATTGCGCAGCTCTTCCAGCGCACGGGTGACCTGGACGAAGCCTTGCGGCTCAACGGCCTCGCTATGGACCTCTCGCGCGCGAAATCCATAGACCTCTCGGAAGCCAACAAGATGATCGCGCTTGTCATGAGCGGCAATGCGCGCGCCTTGAAGATGTACGGCATCGAGATTGACGACACGCTTGGGCCTATGGAGGCGTTGGGCCAGTTGCAGGAGAAGGTCGCAGGCCAGGCGCAGGGGTTCGCGAGCACCTTCCAAGGCCAGATGTCGGTCTTCAAAATCGAGTGGCAGAACTTCCTCGAAATCGTCGGAGCGAAGCTACTGCCGGTCCTGACCGCTGCCCTACGCGCGATCATTCCCGTTGTCGAAAAGCTAATGGCATGGGCGGACAATACAGCCGCGCTTGTGCGCTGGCTCGAACAGCACCGGACCATCATGCTCTTGGTAGCTGGCGCTATCATGGGCGCCCTCATACCCGCATTCATTGCCCTCGCGGCCGTTATCCTCACGACGGTCATCCCGGCCATTGTTGCGGCTGCTATCGCGCTCGCACCATTCGTCATCGGAGGCGTCATCATCGCCGGCATCGTCGCGGGCGTACTCTGGGTCATTCAGCACTGGGACATGATCCGGCAGAAGGCTGAGGAGGTATGGACCGCGGTCGCGACGGCCATCACGACAGCATGGCAGACCATCACGAGTGCAATCGGCACATACTTGACGTTCATCATCGGAGCGATCGGCATGTTCCTCGATTGGGTGTTTCCCAATTGGGACAAGACGCTGCAGTTGGTGTTCACCGTCTGGGTCAAGACGTGGGAGCTGATCCTCGACTATGGCAGGACGGCGCTCGCAGCGATAAGCGCCGTATGGAACGAGGTGTGGGGCGCGATGCGCGACTTCTTTGTCGCCATATGGGAGTCCGTCAAAGAGGCATTCTCCGGCGTCATTGGCTACATCGTCGGGGAAATTCAGCGGGTCATAGACCTGTACAACTCGATGAAGGCACTGCTTTCCAAGCCTATCAGCATCGTCAAAAACGCCGCGACGACATTTGTCGAGAGCGCGGTGAACAGGGGCAATAAGCTGCTCAGCTTCGACAAGGGCGGCACCGTGCCCGGCCCCGAAGGATCACCCGTGCCAATCATTGCGCACGGCCAAGAAACCATTCTCCGGCCGGGCGAGCGCGGGAATTCCGGCGGGAACACCTACTCGGTCGTTATCAATAACCCCGTAATCCGTTCACGCGAGGACGCAAATTACCTGCGCATGCAAATCGAAGAAGCACTCCGGGATGTCACACGCGGACACAAGCTCGCCACCATTTAGCGTATGGCAAAGACGCTCACGATCGCGGGAAGCAACTTCTTACCGCAGTATCAAACGAACTCCGTTCGCATTCGTGAGACGGTACAAAATAAATCCGGCGTGATGCAGCTCACCGTTAACGTCAAACCCGGACAGTCTGCCCCGACCGAAGGATCAGAGATCGTCTATAAGGACGCCACGCGCTTTCTCTTTGGCGGGTATATTTCCAAAGTGTCTTCGGACGAACTCGGCAAGGGCGGCTTTTTCATCTACCACGTCGAGGCCAGCGATTACAGCTACATTTTCAACAACAAGATCGCACGGCGGGCATACACGAACCAGACGCTTGCCGACATCGTTACGGATCTTATGGGTACGTACGTGGATACCGCCTATGGCTTTGATCTGACGAACGTCGCGACCGGCCCGACAATCCCGAGCATCACCTTCGACCACATCAGCATCCGAAAATGCTTCGAGAAGCTTCAAAAGCTCACCGGATATGTGTGGTACGTGGACTACCAGAAGAAGCTTTACTTCAAGCAGCCGACCGCGACAGCCGCGCCGGAGAGCATCACCGACTCATCGACGAATTTCGAGGACATATCGATCGAGTACGATACTTCGCAAGTGCGTAATTCCGTCATTGTCATCGGCTCCGAAGACGGAGAGGAATCGGCGACCACCGTTTCCCAGACATTCACCGGAGACGGCGCAACGCGCGCGTGGGAGCTGGAGGATAAGCCATCGACCGTTTCGTCCATCAAGCTCAATGGTGTGAGCAAGCAGTTTTCACTCGACGTCAATGAGCGCGACACAGATGTGTTCGTGTACTCTTTCGAGGCCATGAGCTTTCGCCTGACGAGTGGCGCAGCAACTCCGGCTATTGGTGACTCAATCGTCATTACATACTACCCGCGCGTACCCATCATCGTTCAACGCACCGATGCAGCGAGCATCGCCTATTTCGCAGCCAAAGACGGAGGCGATGGTGTGTACGAGCATACGGTTAAGGACAGCGCGATCGGCTCGAAGGCCGAGGCAGCAGCGCGTGCGCTCCAGGAGCTGGAAGAATTCTCGATGGCTCTAGTAAACGGGCAATTCACAACCCGTACGTCGCTTCTCACGGCAGGATCAATCTTTCAGCCAGGCCAATATGTCGTCGTGAATTTACCCACTTACGGCATCAGCTCCGATACGGCATTCCTTGTCCAAGAAGTCGAGATCAGCGTCACCGAAAACAGCACCACGACGGAGTACACCTATCGCGTCCGGTTCGGCGGCAAAATGGTGGGCGTCCGGGAATTTCTCGAAAGCCTCGCCTCAGAAACTGCAGAAGTGAAAGACGCCACGCTCATCCTTACCATAGAGCAGATAACGGATGCGGCGGCGGTCAGCGATGGCACGCCCACTCGCACGCTCACAACACCGCCATTCAAATGGGGTGTCGGTTCTCCCCAACTGGTTTGGAACAAGGGGGAGTGGTCGTAGTATCATTTGTATATGGACACTTGCCGTGGTGTAGATCGGAGCACCGTACAGGGGATTGTAACTTTTCAGAATTTTGAGCTGTCGAATCCCCGCGCTCAGCAAATCGATCAAATCCTTACGTATACGTCTTCCCATCGAGAAATGTACGCTTTATTGGCAGAACTGAAACAGCTCTGCGTTCCTCGTACGTTAGTCGTGAGCAATCAGGTCGTCCTGGCCGCCCGCAGTGAGCTGGCAAAACGCCTCGTTGGATCTCCGGCGTATACCGGGACGATCAATTACGGAGCACTCGGGACCGGCGTTACTGCCATCGCTGACGCCAACACGCAGCTCGCAACGGAGGTTGCGCGCGTACTGGTCGCAACGGCCACACAGACCAACGACCAAGCGGCAATAGACTTCTACTTCAGCAAATCCAGCACGAACGGCACCTACCAAGAATTCGGCACATTCATTGACGGCACCGGATCGGCGAACAGCGGACTTCTCTTTAATCGAGCACTAACCGGCGGCTGGACCAAATCCAGTCTCGAAGCGATGACCGTGAGCGTACAGCTCACCTTCTCCGTTGCGTAATTTTTATGGCTATCACTGCGGGAAGTAACGCGAACGCCAGCGATTTTGTTTCGACTTCGGCCGGAGCTGGCGACAGCGGCAAGGTCGCGAAGCTGAATGCGAGCGGCAAGTTCGACAAAACCTTTCCGTCGCGTTGGGGCTGTAGAGTGAAATCAGCAGCGGGGCAAAGCTATAGCACAGGAACGACCATCGCATTTGGCGCAGAAGATTTCGACGACGACACGATGCACGATAACGTAACGAACAATACGCGCATCACGATAAAGACACCGGGCACGTACATGATCGGCGCGAACGTGGCCGGGAGCGCCACCACTTCAACGCTCGGCGTGAAGCTTCAGCTAAACGGAACCACGATGATTGCAAGCGGCGGAGGCGGTTATGCGAACAACGGCGGCTCGTCGGTCGTCACCGTACGCACCTTTGCCTTGAACGACTACATCGAAGTGATCGCATACGCAAACAGCGCGAACAACTCGTCTGCGGATGAATCGACGAACTTTTGGGCTATCCTTCTCCAGTCCACGTAGTACTGCGTATGAATGAAGAACCAAAAGAGATTGTTCATTACCAGTCTGACCACGACATCTTGATCCGCTTGGACGAGCGAACCCGCAACATGGATAAGAAGGTTGACCAACTCACGAACGATCATGAAAGCCGTTTGCGGTCCCTAGAGCGAGCACGGTGGATAGTGGGCGGTGCCGCTTCTGTGGTTGGTATAATTGGAGGGTACGTGATCCAGTTTTTCACATGATCACAACTCGAATATGAGACTTCTTATTTTGCTTGACAAGGATACGACCGCTCGCAAGCAAGAGGTCGAGAACGCGCTGTTGAAAATCAAGGACGACTACGCTACGGGAAATGTCCCCGTCACCTGGGAATACGAACTGCGCGACTTTTCGCAACTCACCTGGGTGGAGTACCTGCCGCAATCGCTCGGGATATCATACGATATCGTCAACAAGGACATCGCCGCTATCTACCTGCGCGACGGCGAGAAATGGGACCAACATCATCTACGTTGTCGATCCTTCGCACTGGAAGGCGGACGGGATCGGAGGATGGAATCTTGGCGCGCCGCGCAAGGGCTATACCATTCAGGAAATCATCGCCTCCCTGAACCCGTCATGGCTGTACAAGATTTTCGCGATGGAAATCGCCCATAGCTGGAACGACATCTGCATTCAGGAAATAAACGACAACCTGCTATCGACCTTCGGGGTATGGGACTTTGATAATCAAGTCATCCACGGCGTCGATACGCGGTACGGACAAAATGTACCGCCGAACGCCCCCATGACGGGGTACTATACCGACTACAATTACCGGCCGATGATCGCCATCGCCAAGGTTAAGCTCGCCCTCGCCTACAAAACTCGCAAGGACCGCTTCGAGCATACGGCGTACAAGTTCGGACGCGACCTTTACTATGGGAAATCAGGCAGCGACGTGATCGAGCTTCAGAGGCGATTTAAGCGCGAAGGGCTGGCAACCTACGAGCCCACGGGATATTTTGGCAATCTCACGAAAGCATCGGCCATCGCGTACCAGAAACTCCACAACATCACGCCGTCGCTCGGATTTGTCGGGCCAAAGACGCGACTGGTTCTCAACGGATCTTCGGTCACTCCCACGCCGAAGGCTCCGGATGCGGAGGTCGAAGCCATACTCCTTTCGGAGCTGGCCATGTGGGATTAGGTCGGTCCTAGCGCTCTCTCCCCTTTGCGCACTCATAGGCGCTTCGACAAAGAGGGAGAGCGGTGGGTCAAACCACCACTTATAAACTAGCAACTGAAATTATATGGATTTCATTAATTGGCTTATTACGTCATCGGCGGATGCGGAGAAGACATCGCTCGCCCTGAAGGGCGCCCTCACGCTCGGCGCAGCCTGGTTCTTACACGCGGCGACCCTCGCATGCGGCCTTGGATTGTATTGCATCGGCATTGATGCGGACTTTGTAAATCAAGCCGTGGGATCGATCACCAATATCGCCTATTGGGCCTTACTCATCATCGGCGAATTCGCGACGGTGTATGGGCTCATTCGCAAGATCCACCTTCGCCGTTGGAGTGCGAGCAGTCTATGAACTGGCTGCCGCACTGCCTGATCGTCCTTGCGGCCTCAATTATCGTCCTAACCGCGACCGCCACGGCGTGAACGAACGCACGCACAGGGATCGGTTACAACGCCTATGCCCTATCCGTGAAGGCGGCGTACCAGGCGCCTATTCAGATGCTCTTTGGGATCCATTCGAGGCTTGGCAAATATATCACGCGGTCTATAAAATTCCGATCGTGAAATTCAACACTTGGTTTCAGGGGAGCATCCGAGCAACTCGAAACCCGACATCGTCCACACGATCTTCGGCGCTACCATCATGGCGCACTTTAGTAATATGTGGAGGCATGCGGAATGAGCCCCCTCGGCGCATTCGCTTGGTGCAGTCTCCAGTTAGCCAGGCCGAGCCATCCGTCGGAGCGCCGTCATAATTCTTGTTCCCGCAGTGCTCTGTGATTTCCCAAGTATTGCCGTACATATCATAAAGGCCGAACCCGTTGGCCGAGAAGCTACCGATCGGCGATGTATACTCAAATCCATCCCGGCGAAACTTTGCCGGATTTCCCTCAGAATCTTTCATTTGTCCGAAAATCGCTTTGGCTCGGCCGTAGTTCGCCGCCTCATCAAAAGTGTTGCCGTGTGAACAGATTTTCTCCCAAATTTCCGCATAGCTATCACCAAAGGAAACTCTAGTTTGTGCTCCGGCACGAGCTGCATACTCCCATTCGGCCTCGCTTAAAAGGCGGTACTGTTTCCCGGATTTCCTCTCTAGCCAAGCCGCATATGCCTTGGCATCGTACCAATTGATGCAAGCTACGGGATGTGATCCGCGGTGTGGATAGCCAGGACTCCGCCAGGAATGCCCAGTTTTCTCAAACCACGGTAGCATGCTAGTTTCGGGTTTTTCCTGCTTATGCGCGTCGTACATCACCGCATCGAAGACAAAGCACTTACCGCCAGGATTATACCCAGTTTCTGTGACAAATGCGGCAAATTGATCGACTGTTATTTCGAAGCGACCTACTGCAAACGATTTGGGTATAGTAACTCGATGCTGGGGAATGTGGGCATCGTCTTCGCTCCACCCATTGCGGTCAACGGCAATCCCCATCAGGTATGAACCTGCTGGTAGTACTACCATCTCAGGACATTCGTCACACTCTTTGAACATGTCCCTCGGCTTAAGCGCGCGCTCTTGCGCGGCATCGAGAGGGCGATGAAAAAGGCCCAAGGCCGGTTTTGTGCTCTCTGGAGGAGCTATAGTTCCTGCCCCGAGCGGTAAGCCTGCCAAGTAAATATCATCTCCGATGATTTGATCGTAGTAAGCGGGAGACTGTTCATGTGCCACCGACTCAGCCATCTTAAACACAACGCCACGTGTTTGAGTTATTACCCCTCGTAGACCGAGACCAGGGGTCTTTAGTTTCTCCGCGAACACACGCGTGAAAACCGAGTTGGGATTGCCGTCACCTGTAATATTATCAAGCGCGATTTGACCGAGCCCCGCTGAATAGATTGAGAACACCCCTTGGGGAGGTTGGCTTGGGGACAATCCCCGTGAATCTCCCAAGCTACGGCGGTTGCCAACTTGTAGCGGATTATTACGGCAAGCGTCCAAGACAACAATTGCAACACGAGCCCCCGCTCTGGTCATACGTTCAATCACTGAGGTTTCAGCTATGGCATGTTCAGCCATGCGGCTTTCCTCCGCAGGACCACTGCCTCGGGGAGAGGGAATATCGCTCGGGAGAAGATAATTTGCTCCGTGGAATGACACGCCGTGTCCCGCGAAGAAGAACATGGCCGTATCGCCTTTCTCAATACGCCCTGCAAAAGTGGTTAGCCTGTCAAGAAATTTGGAGCGGTCAACGTTGGTATCGAAGATGATATCCTCGTTACGGAACCCGATGCCCCTCAACGTGTCTTTTATTAAACGCGCATCATTGATCGCATTATAGAGCTGCCCGCCGGCTATATTGGCGTAGCTATTAACCCCGATCACTAGCGCGACGCGCTTTTCGGCGAACGCTGGGGAATTGAAAGCAGCAGCTACGAATAGGCCAGCCAATGCTACGAATGCCCTTAGTGTGCGCATCCCGATCTTCCCCAAACGACCCTCTACCTCTGGTCCCCAGAAGCTCGACAAAAGGGCTATGAATTCACCCCGCTATGCACTTCAGTCTAATCTCTCTGTGGCGATTAGAACAAGTGCTCCCTCGCACCGATCCAGACCAGACGGCCAAGGTGTCAGGGTCGCGGACATTTTCCTTGGCTTTCGCATCTGAACCTGTACGAGAGCTTGGCTCTATGAGCTGAAGGGGAAGGGCCTGTTGTCAGACCTGACCGGGGTCAATTTCGCAGGTAAGCGAATTTAGCCGTGGCGTTGGCTGAAGAACCCAATGCTTCACTTTCGCCACACCTCCCCCTTCAACTCAAAGAGCATTTGATTTCAGCGGCGATTTTTTTACTTCGTATATGCCGAGCCGAAGTTGCAGGGTGAACATGCAAAAAGCCGCGATTACTCGCGGCCTTTATGCAGCGATCAAGCGGGAAATGTCCGACGTGCAGGCACTATCCGCTTGATACTTGATCGACTGCATACATTGTACACAATACACCCGTGAAGAGCACGTGAAGCGGCGCAGGTGGGGATAACCGGGCGCCTATTTCCTCCGCCGAAATAATTTCTTCAGATCAACACCTATGCCGAACATGCCCGGCCGGATATTTACGGCTTCCCACCAATCGAACCACGACTGTTCTTTCTTAGGCTCTTCCATTGGAAGCAATGCCATATGCGCCTCCACGAGCCGATGAATCTCCGCGTTCGCGTCCGAATGATATCCAGTCGAATTGAAAGGGTCGATCCGGTCAGGGTAGCCCTGGCCCCGTAGCGCCCTGTCGGTGTCCGTGGCGAGCGAAATGATGGAGGAGACAAATTGCCGTAGCAATTGTTCCGTTCCGGTCAGGGATGATTTTCGCAATGCAGTCGGGTAAGTTCGGGTTTTCTCATCCCAATTCTGAAAAATGTTATGAATTTTGGCGGATAGGTATCGTCCGATCGATTGCCAAAACATCGTTTGAATTTGACCCTGGAATACTATTCCGCCGGTATGAAAGCGACCACCGCGGAAGTCTTCGACCTCAACGACCCTTCCCTCTATATTTATGTTGTGCCACGGGAAGAGCCAATCATTGCTGAACCGCTGCCATTCGACGTGCAGTTCGTTTCGCAATGCCAGCTCGAATGGCGTCATTATCAGCTCCGGCCAGGTTCATCACATGCCCGATTGGACCATGGATTCGCCCATCGCTACACCCCTCCTTACTGTTTCCACATCACGTTTCCACAGCACACGCGCTATAAAGCGCGATATTACAACGATTCCGCCATGACTGTTGCGCGGATTAAATCCGCGACCCAAATACATATATCCTTCGCTTGCTGTTTCCTATCGTCACAGACAAGCGACCCCGGGCGGCGGAACACAGAACACAACGTCGGACCCACAATTATCCAAAGGAAATTTCGGGCCTCCGGTGTTCTGTGCCGCCTTCGGGGACCGGATATGTATTTGGGTCGCGGCTGTAAGCCAGCGACAACAGTCAGGCGGACAGTCCCAACAACGCCCAGTCTATTGGGACAACGCTCTTACCAATCCCCAATTCGTGCCTTAAGTTGGGATCACGGAGCCAAAACCCGTCTGCGTCGATAAAGGAGCATTCCTTGCGGGCTATCGAACGTCGTCGCTAGCGCTCCGCCGTCACGATAGTCCGCGGAACGTCCTTTAATGCCGACAGCGGGTTTTGGCTCAACCACGCCATATTTTGTCCGAGACGCATACTTCACAGCACGAATGCAGATGCGAAAATGTACGCATGGAAAATATAAACGAATTGTGGGACGTAATTACCAACGTGCTCGGCAGCGAAACATCCCGCTGCCTCGATAATGTAGAAGATCGCGCAGCAGTGCGGGACCATCTATTGGCAACGCTTACCCAGACGTTTGATTGGCGACCTGCTAGGAAGACGGATTAAAGGATCGGGATCGATTCAATGCCAAAGCCAGGCGAACCGAAAGTAATCAGGAAGCTACTGAGGAAGCTTCGAGCTGCCCCGCTAACCCCCTTCCCGCCCCCACGGAAGTCCGTTGAAGCGCCTAACGAGCATGGCGTTTACATCATTTATTCTCCGAGGAGACGCGAAGTCCTGCACGTCGGACGAACCTACCGTGGTGCAGGCGGACTGCGCAAACGACTGCAAAATCATCTTCATGGCGCGTCATCATTCACACATACATACCTTGAGGGTCATGGTGCCATTTTGCGAAAGGGATATGCGTTTCGTTGTCTGGCTGTGAAGCGAAGCAGGCAACGCGCCCTCTTGGAGCTTTACGCAACCGGCGTTCTCTGTCCTGCGCATCTCGGCACCCACGTCGGGGATGAGTAGCAACCACGTGCGATAATTTGGGTGGGCAGCTCTGTTTTCGCGGCTGGCGAATCCCGCACGCAGATTCTGTCGGTGATGCGGAATAAATACGTGCCGCGATCTGCCAGCCCATATGAACAAGCTCATCATCGGCCTCGCCGACAAAACTTCCGCGCTCCCCACTAAGCAGGGGTTTCTTTTAATAGACGACGGACCGATAGCAGACCATTTTTTAAAGAAGCAGAAGCGTGCGGTGCTCTTTGACCACGCAGAACACAGCCTCAATCCGCTTGCGGGAATGACCTACCAGCAGGCGCGGGAACTCACCGCGGTCTTGTACGGCTCGGAGGGAAAGGACACGCTCACGGTGCGCAACGGCAAGCGCTCACTGACGCGAATGCTCCTCGAAGCGGACAGCCTCGACAAGATTAAGGGAGGAAAGAGCGACGCCGATAAGGAGGCTCAGGCTACGGTAGACGATATCCTTCTCTCGCCCGTCTTACGGGACGTCCTATGCCGGCGGACGAACTTCACCTTCAAGGAAGGGCAATCGATTGTCGCCAAGATCAATCGTGCGGAAATTGGAGACAACGACGCCTTTATCCTTGGCTCGCTGCTTATCTCCCAATTCAAGGGGCAGATCATTGTCCCTGATTTTGGATTTTACGCGCGAGACTTCCACGCCTCCTTAGTCCGTCAGAACCGCCTCATCGCGGGGATCTATTCGCTCTCCGAACTGGACAAGAAGCTCCGGCAGCTCTGCCTCTTGATGCCGAAGGTGCCGCTGCAATGCACTGTGGAGGATGCCCAGGTGCTGGCTTTATATGAAGGCCTGACGCCGGGCACCGTCGCATACTCGGACTATGTGTCGGGCGCGGTGGGTGCCTAGGCGGAGTTGGCAGGAGCTGGGGGAATTGTATTCTGGAGTTGTGCCGGTACAATCACCTCAACTTGGGGGATTTCGATGGCTGAGCACACCAAAGCCCACCTTTGGATCAATACATGCATAGCAGTACTTGCGTTTGTCGCTTCTGGTGCCACTGCCATGTTGTCATGGTGGACATATCAGCTGAAAAGCGAATCTCTAGGCTTTACCACTAGAGCGAACTATGACTGTAGAATACAGTTCGTAAAATTTGGGAACACCGGCGTTCTTGGCATTTGCGCTTCCGTCACTATTACAAATCAAAGCGATATTCGTACCTCAATCGTGTCCTATGACACTCATTCCGTTGTAGACGGCGCGACCTCACACTTTAGTGGTTTCACAGAGCTGGAGGACGAAAACGGAAAGCAAATTGCGCTTCCTGTTGCAATCGGCGCAGGCGATCCGCTCGCTTATGTGATGCGTGTGCCGATCACAGTTCCACAATCTGTCACCCAGATAATAGATAAGATGGGAGGGAGTGCACCTCTGTCTTCATTAACACTTGATAATTTGATGGACGAAGTACTTAGGTCCGCCATCGATCTAATCGGTAACCCGGTCGAGGTGCATCCGGATAGCGGCCGCAAGCTCGTAACGTATGGGCGATCTGCGAATGTCGTCATCGCCTTTATGAGATTTCATACGGGGCGCCACAATACCTTTACTGCTAAATTCACCTACCCGCCCAATTACAGTGATTATCCCACCCATTGAGGCGGAGCTGGGGAATTGAAGGAACTGCGCTACAGGAACGGCGCCAAGGGATGCAGAAAAAGGCTATGTCCTTGAAGTTTTTTCGAGACTTCCCTAAAACTATTCGGCGCACCCTTTATGAATCCACCTTACCGCTTTTCGGTGGGGGAGCATGGGTTGCATGGTCTTGGTATAAAACTCTCCCATTTTTTGAAGCGTTGTCCGGCTTCGGAATAGGTTACCTTTTTGTTCTTTCCGTTCAAGGGCAATTCTTGCGCATCGCAAAGAACGTTCGTGATGAAAGCGATGCGGATGAATTTCGCGGATCATTTGCGACCTTACAGCAGGGTCTGGATGAATTGCGCAGACTCACTGCACGAAGCGGGTCAACACAGCCGTCAACGACCGTCCTTATTCCGGCCCCGGAGGCCTCCGACATCGCGGAACTTGACTTCGCGAAACAGGCGAAACGGTTACTTGCAGAGGGATACTATTACGCGGCCGTTTTGGTCGCTGCTGTCGGCTTCGAGCGCGCCGCCCGTGAAATATATATGAAAGTGGATTGGCGAGGAAAACGCGTGCCACTTGGAAGGATTATACGCGATTTTTCTCTCAAACTTGCAAACCGCGATGATATTGAGACTCTGGAAACCTTGAATCGGCTGCGCAACAATATCGTCCATGCTCAAGGTGAGGCGCCTTGGATCGGAAAGACTCAGGCCGAGGAGATGGTAGCTGCGTTCGAGAAGGGCTCCTCATTATTAACCGGTGCCTTTACTGGTTTCGACGAAGATATCTATATAGACCACGAGCAAAGTGACTGGGAGCGTTCATCACGCGGTGTCACAATGAGATAACGGTACTTATGGGTTGTTTGCATGTTGTTTCGAGTGTGGATAGCGAACACGAACGCTTGTGCTATGATGGCGACTATGATCGAAACACTATCTCTTGGCCAACAGCTTGCGGCACTTTCTTTGAAAAAGCGACGTAAGACCCTGCGTACAAAAAAGGCGTGGAGCGACCATATGAAGAAGGTTCGCGCAGCGGCGCTTGACAAGCGTTCGTAATCAACGCCGAGCAGTTATCCACATGGACGGACGAGCGTTCGTCACTTACAATTATCCACGGATGGAAAGGAGCGGTGGCGGAATAGAAAACGCAACCACAGTGCGCGTACTGCATTGCAAATGGGAAATGCAGGTAAACAGCGGGAGCCCAAAAAGTTCATGCGGCGCTTGCGGGGTGACTTACCTAGTGAGGGTCGCGCCCTCTAAAGGCGAAGACGGATGCCTTCAAATCCTCGCCCGCTTCAATCCATCTAGCTCATTCACACAACAAATAGCGGATACAGGGCTTACGGGGGAGCGAGTGTGAGGTCGCGCGGCGGTTGGGCTTCACACCGATACTGGTGGTGCACTACCAGTTGGCTGAGGCTCCGCGCCTCCCCGCAAGTTCTGTATCGCAGACACATCGGAAGTGGACTGCTGGAAGACAGCTCTAAGGTTGTCGTCGGAGCGACGGCGTAACACGCAACCTGATAACGCGCCGTTTGAGCCTCCAGCCGCCCCCTTCCGATGATCACCAGCTAACCAATTGAATTATGGCAAGATGCATTTGCGTCTGCGGCAACGAGCACGAGATAGACGACCAACTCGACAACGATGCCGCAGACGAAGAATTATCAGGGTAGCTAATCAACTTAATAGCCTTATGCCCTCCATCCCGCGTACCCATAAGGCGCGCGGGGTAGAGGGAAAACAAAATCAATTATGGGTTGGAAACAACAAATGGCTCAGTTGCGAGCCAAGAGTAAACGGCCGTCAAATTCCAAGCGAGCGCGTGGGCTTTGCCAGCACGACGGCTGCGAGGGCAAGCGACGGGCAAACTCTACCAGATGCGCGGAACACGCGCCAAAGAAGCGAGCGCCACGCATATGAGCTACACGCTAAAGAAGCACACCATCGTCTACACGTTCTACCACCTGCACCGCAAACAAGAGATCGTCTACAGCCGCTACACAGATCGAGGGCGGCAGATCGAGGCGGAGATGCTTCGCGAGCGGCGCGAGAAGGCCGCGCGGCATATCTCCATATTCGCAGCCTTTGGCTTTACGAGCTTCACCGCCGCATATGCCTAACGCCGCGCGCCTCGCCTTCCTTGCCAAATACGGTCGCAGCGAGACCGACGTGTGGATGGATAGCCAAGGCAAGGAATACATCTACGTGGGAGATTACCGCAGGCTGTACTTAGAGGAGGGATTACCACATCAAAATAAATAACTATGAAGAAGATCATTCGAGAGACAGATGAAAAACTAGGAATCGTACAAGTCACTATCGCAGACGAACGCTGGTACATGAGGCCAGCGAAAGACCCGGTAACGGGATTGCCCACACACTTGGCCGTCCCGTCCGTCACCTGGATTGCCGGTCACTACCCCAAGGGTATCGGCTTTTATAAATGGCTCGCAGACCGAGGCTGGGACGAGGCGCAGGCTGTAAAGCAAGCCGCGGGCAACAAGGGCTCGAAAGTCCACGCGGCCATCAGCGCCATCATCGAGGGCGAAGAAGTCCGCATTGATAGCAAGTATCTCAATCCCGAAACCGGCGTGTTCGAGGAACTCACACTCGAAGAATGCGACGCCATTAAATCGTTCGTCGATTGGCAGAAGGCAACGAACCCGGAGACGATCGTGCAAGACGTGACGATCTTTTCGGAGAAGTACAACTACGCCGGAACGATTGACTACATCTGCAAGATCGACGGGAGGGTCTATCTCGTCGATTTCAAGACGAGCGCGGAGGTGTGGCCGGAGTACGAGCTGCAGGTGTCGGCCTACAAGCAGCCCTTGCAGAATGCGGAATTCAGCATTCCCGGGTTCGTGGACGTGTCCGACATCCAGCTTGCCATCCTGCAGATCGGCTACCGACGCAACAAGGCCGGGTACAAGTGGAACGAGATCGAAGATCAGTTCCCCCTATTCCTGGCGGCTCGGCAAATCTGGGCGAAGGAGTGCGACGGCCAGCAGCCGAAGAAGCGCGATTACCCGATTGTGCTTTCACCGAAGCGCAAGGCACCGCAGGTCGATGAGCCGAAGGAACAGTTGCCATTACCAGAAGATAAGTACGAAGCCGAGGCCGAACCCGAGCCTATGCCCGAGGCCGCGCCCGAGCCTATGCCCGAGCGACCGCCGCGAAAGAAGGCGAAGGCCGCCAAATAACATATGGACAGACCTATTTCGCCCAAGTCCCGCACCGTCGCCCTTGTGCTGTGCTTCTTCTTCGGTGCACTCGGTATCCACCGCATCTATGTCGGGAAGCTGGGGAGCGGCACCACAATGATCATCGTGAGCCTCACCATGATCGGCCTGCTGGTCACTGGCGTGTGGGCGTTCGTGGACATGGTCGTGATCGCGTGTGGGCAGTTCCGCGATGCAGAAGGGCAGCTTATTAGCAACTGGTAAAACCTATGGACGACGCAGAACGTGACGAATACGAGAAGCAAATAAAGCAGCTCAACGAGCAGCTTGACGACGCAATGGAGCAGCTAGGAAGCGCAATCGAACTATTAAACGAAATAAGACGCATGACCAAAAATGTATGACTACCGAAACACCATTCGACCCATCAGTAGCTAGTGGAGAAAGCAATTACAACGCGCCGCGCCCTCTCGAATTGAACGAGGTGATGCTAAACGGCGACGGTGACGTGAACGAAGTGACGCCGGGAAAATTCGAGCGCAAAGGGGGTTACTTCCGCAAGCGCCTCATCGTCGGTAATCCCAAGGGGGAGAAGCCCGAGGAAGTGAACCTTGGCACCGAAGTCAGGCTGGTATTCCTCAAAATCCGCCGCCGCCTGGTGCAGCGCGGCGCAGACGGCAAAATCGTCCGCTCTACAACCGAGCACAATGCCCCGAACGAATCCGTGTTCCTTTACGAGGACGGTTCAAAGCAGCCGGTAGCCGGTGTCGCGTCGGATCTCCGCACGAAGCACGAGGGCTTGCGTACCGTGCAGCACGTCTACGCACTTCTGCTTGGCGCGAAAGAGCCGGAGTTGGTGAAGCTGGTCCTTAAAGGCGCGTCGCTCGGCAGTGACGTGAAGGCAGATGGCGTGACGAAGTTCTACGAGTACCTTGGCTCATTCGGGAAGGAGCACTTCTACGAATACGAGACGGTGCTGAAGCCCGTGTTCGAACAGGGGAAGAAATCGTACTTCGCCATCAACTTCGTTCGCGGCGAGAAGCTAGACGCCGCGACGTACGCCCTTGCCATGCAGCATATGAAAGCCGTGCACGAAAAGTGCGTGGAGATCGACACAGCACGTGCGTTGAAGATCGCGAGAGGCGTCACGAGTGACATCGTGCCGGACGGGGAAGCGGCGCCGGAGGAGACAGGCGTCGAATACCCAAAGGACGACATTAATCCGGATGATATCCCGTTCTAGCTATGGGAAAGCATCTTCACGAGTGCGAAAAATGCGAGCGCTCATTCGCAACCGCACGAGGGCTACAACAGCACGATCGAAAAGCTCATCCCTATATCCCACCGCCGCCTCCAAAACGTGAAACGCACACTGCACCGGATGAGTACGAGAACCATACATTGATAGGCGGTAACACGTTGTCTCTCGGCGACATCGTATGGGTTGGTCGAAAGACCGTCATCACGTCTATTACCAAAACCGAAGGCTCTAAAGACGTGTCGGTCGTGCTTCGGATCACACGCAAATGGTGGAGCGCAGAGGAAATCTCGTAACCTATGCCCCTCACCATCGAACGCATCGAACAGCGCATGAAGGGAGTGGAACTCACGCCGCGGCAGGTACGCGATTACAAAACGTACCTGACGGCGATCTACTCCCTTTATGCCGGTGAGATGAAGCAGATCGCCACCGCGCGAGCAAGCGCGTGGCTCGACATCCGCGCCGAGAAGAACAGCGACAAGGCCGCGGATCGCGAGTGGCACACGACGCCTAAGGGTATCCGCGAGATCGAACTGAAATGGGACATGCGCCGGATCGACAAACTTATCAGCGCCCTCAATACGCACATGCGCGTCATGGAAGGCGAAGCTAAAAACATCATGTAGGTATGGAGCCTATTGGAGCGATCGTTCAGAAAAAGACTATCGAAAGGCCGAGCCGAAAGACCGAACGCGGGGAATTCCTGCAAGAATTCTTGCAGAACATTAAACCAGGTTGGGACGCCGCCCGCTTCGGAGAATTGACGATCGGGCGTATCGCGAGAAAACTTCAGGGCGTTCCAACTAAGGATCTGTACTACCTCAAACGTGTTTGCGAGGACAGCAAGAACTACGCAAAGCGGTTCTTCTGGGAGCTTAATGCCGAGAAGCACAACAATCTATGAACCAACCAACGCAGCAAGAGCGGATATTGAAGGTGCTCGAATCCGTCCGCGACGGCACACACCAGATCGCCGACGAGTACATTCGCCATCATCCCAGCGGAGACGGCGTAAGCGCCCGATACTTCAAGCAAGTCATGCTTATTTCGGAAGTGAACGGCCGCATTAGCGAGCTACGGGCGAAGGGTCGCGACATCGAGACCAGCAAGCAGAAGGATCGGTACGGCTTCGCCTACCATCGGCTTGCGCCGGATCGCGCCGCCCTCAGCCCCGCCGAGCTGATCGCGTGGAGTAAGGAGGCGGTTAAAAAGGAATTTCCCACTACTGTATGAGAACCAGAAAAGAGATAGAGGAAGGAGCATCGAATTTTGCACCCGATGGTATGGAGAACATGCGGGGTTCAATGTTGGAAGTCCTCCTCGACATCCGAGACCTCCTTACCCGCCCACCAGCGGCGACGCTATAAGGTATGAACGACTGGAAAAAGGAATTCGACGACACATTCATCCCTGTTTACTTCGACGCTGAAAGTCGGCGTGATCGGTACACGCACATGAGTGGTAAGCCGGGAGAAATCAAAGCATTCATCTCCCGCCTCCTCGAAGAGCAGAAGAAGCGGCATGTCAAGATTTTGGATGGACTAAAACTGGACCCATGGAACGGTAAGGGTGATTGGGATCACGCTCTGGCCGCGGCAATTAGAAGGATCACCGGCGGCAACGCCTAACTGTACAAGACGCTACGAAGAAACAAAGAAGCGGCTTGCCCGAAACAGGCGCGCCCTATTGTTATCAACAAGGATATCCGGTTCTACGAGGACGAAACGACTCTGCAATTTATCGTCCATCAGCGGAGGAAAGCAACGTGGTGTACACAAAGGAATTCGACGAGCTGAAAGCTGAACTTGAGGAGGTCGACGGTAACGCGAGAATGGTTCTTCGCGCTCTCATTTGCGACGCGCCAGTTCCCCAACTAATCGACGAGAAACACATGACCGCCCTCGAGGGTCGTCTGCAGGATCTTTCCCAGAGGCTGAACATCAAGAAGTCAGCTCCATTTTTACAGTTTTATTCTCGGGCCTACCCTGCACTCGATGGTCCGGAGCTGTTCTACTGCAAGCTTCGCGCGAACCTATCGGACTGTCGCTTTTGGCTGACCGACAACTCGGCCCTTGCAGAAGATTACGCCAAAACGCCGCCTTCTGCTTAGCGTTGGATTGTCTGCGCGATCAGCAGGACGAGACTGCACTATCCACAACGGCGGTCATGGTTACTCTGGCACTCCCGAAGAACCGCTTTGCTGCGAGTACTGCGGGCACCAGTCAGTGTAGCGTCGCGAAATGTATATTCTCCGCGCATATGGCTTCTAGGGAATTGCTCCCACTCGCGTCCTGAAGGCGGAGCGGGCGCTGCCGTGGTGGTTCTAGTCGGAATACACTCCTATCATGCACAGGGGGTTGTGACCCACGGCTTTGCTCTGCTCTAATTGCGAATCACCAATGCATTTGACGAGCTGACCGATGGCGAAGTTCGACTACAAGCATGCCAAGGATGAGATCGCGCAAATTAATGCGATCGTCGAAACGTGCCCTGAGACGGTGAAAGAGAAGTGCTTCGAACTGTTGTTCGCAGCCGTGTTCGGCCCTGCTAGATACCCGGTGGCACCCCCTGCCGAGCCTTCGGCAGCACTGAAAGAGCCGGAGAAGCCCGCCGACGAAAAGACGAACATAACGCAAAAGAAGAGATTGCCTTCGAACGTCCTGGCGTTCGCACACCGCAACGGTGTCACAACCGAAGACATCGGGAAGCTTTTTCTCCTGGATCACGAGCCGATCCTGCCCGTCTACAAAATCCCGACCGGGAAGACCGCGTACGCGCAGATGTGCAAGGTCATGATGGTTCTCTTGGAAAACGGCCTGCTCAACAACTCGCTCACCGCTCCCTACCCCGAACTGCGTGAGAGCGTAAAAGAAGATGGCTTTTACGACGGCAACTTCAACAAACTGTTGAAGCGCAACCACGATCTGTTCAAGGGCGCTATTAGTGAAGAGACGATTGAGGAAGATAAGACCGTAGAGTTGACAGGCGCCGGCTTCACGAAGCTGGCTGAAATCGTGAAAGAGCTGGGTCAATGAATGAAGGACGAGCTGCTTTCCATTACCCGTGCACAGGTCACTGACCTTGCCTCGGTTATTAAAGCAATCCGCGCTGCTCCAACAGCGCGGATACGTCAGCAAGCGTTATTGAATGCCGGCGCGGGCGCCGCGCGGCAATGGTTCGACACCGTACGACCGGCACTCGAAAAGGCTGGCTTCCCATCGGACACGATAAGTACGTTCTCGGCTCGGTTCGAGACGCTTCTCGCGATGACGCGAATGCAACCGACGAAAAGCAGGTACCTTGCTGCGGTCGCCGAAATTTCGGGCCGATATATCCCAGATATCGTTCATCACATCGAAATCGGTTCATTCACTTCCCTCACGGGACTAAGCATCGCGCCCTACGTCGAGGGCCTTCCAGTCGAGGAAGGCGATTTTCTTGACGAAGCACAGCGCTGCCTGAGCGCCAATGCTCTCCGAGGCTGTATTGTTCTGGGCTGGTGCGCTACCGTTGCCCGCATCCACGCAAGATCGAAGAAATTGGCTTTGATAAATTCAGCAAGGCCACGGAGGAAATGAAGGCCAAGACGACGGGCCGCTTCAAGCCGTTCACGAAAGTCTACGCAGTTGAATCGCGCTCGGAGCTACAACGTATCTTCGATACTGACATCCTTTTCATTCTTGAATATTTGCAGCTCATTGACAGCAACCAACACGCGCGCCTGCGTCACTGTTTCGACTTACGGAACCACAGCGCTCACCCCGGCGAAGCGCCGATCACAGGCGAAAACCTGTACTCTTTCTTTTCCGACATCACACAGATCGTGCTGAAGAACGCCAAGTTCGAGCTGAAGGCCAAAGCCTGACCGAGCAAAAAGGCTCCTATTTTGTTCTCATGGCGGCATTTATAATCGCAACAATGACACTGATTCTCTCAGGGTTCGTGTGCAACAATGGTCCCTCAATACCGCCATGTCGCAAAGCAACGGCTCGCAAAAGCAATAGAGTTGCGTAACACCAACGATGACGACGATCTCACATATGCTTGTCTTGAGCTAAGGAAATCGATCGAGGCTCTCTCATACGACCGTTTGTTGTCATATCTAGCAGAAGTTCCGCTCAAACCACTCGCTGTGTGGCAAGCGGACAAAGTCATGAAGGAACTTCTTCGTATTGATCCCACGTCCGATAAAAGTTCTCACATCCATGTTAAGCGAGAGGCGGGGGAAGACGGCAGTCCCAAAGGCAAACGGCGATACCTCGGCGAAGACCGCAGGTGGAATACGCAAGAGGCGTCGAAGGCCTATCAGCAGCTCGGCCACTTCTTGCATGTTCCGACCATTAAGCAATCCAGAAACGAGGAGCCTCCCGATAAAGCGATGATTCGAGAACGGGCCAACGAGATTAAGGCGAAACTGCAACATGTGCTTGCCTCTCGAATTTACAACGTAAATTTTTCTGAATCGGTAACCTTTGCCTGTATCGTCTGCGAGGCGCCTATAAAGAGGCAAACCCGAGTACTAGAGACAAATGCCAAAATCGAGTGCGGAAACTGCGGACAAAAATTTATTGGTGAACCCGTGGACGAACGATCTTATAGTTTTATTCCCGCATCGTTTAGGTGGAATTGTCAGGTATGCGAGACGGAACAAGAACTCATTGAAAGCAGCGCTAAAGACGGCCTCAAGATCACATGTCCGCAGTGTGAGGATGCCGCGACTCTCAGGTGGGTACAACGCTGGGAACTGGTTCGAGACGCCAATGATCAACCGGCTGACCGCGATCCGCCCGAAACGGCGGTATAATTAAGATCAGCAGCTCCTCGGTTTCGGAATTGGTGGCGCGTTAACCGGCTTTCCCGGTTTCAACGTCATGCGCACGCGACGCTCACCGCGCCACCAGCCTCCGCAACGGAGGACTGACCATGAGAAAGCTCGTTTACATAAGTCTGCTGGCGTTTGCGTTTCCCGCCTACGCCCAAGAAGGCCACCACGGCTACGGACATGCTCAGTGGCATGAGCAGTTCTATAACAAGCTGATCCGCAAAGACACGAAGACCTCGTGCTGCAATCTTTCCGATTGCCGCCCGACGCAAAGCCGGATGACCGGCGAGATGCACGAAGTTCTCGTGGACGGCGAATGGATACCCGCGCCGCACGATGTCATTCAAAGCGTCGCGGCACCTGACGGCGGTACGCATGTCTGCGCACCGAAGCAGCTCGGCTCCAACAAAGGGAAGCTCTACTGCGTCGTGCTTCCTCCCGAAACGTGAGGGAGGAAACCATGCCCCGCCTCGAAGTGAAGCAGTGCAACACCTGCCCGTATAAGCGCTTCGATCTTCCCATGAGCTGTGCGGACGCGGCACTCTATCTTTGCCACGACTGCCCCGAAAACGAGCCGCGCGATCCGGAACCCGTTCTCCGGCTCACCCGTGCTCCCCGCACCTACCCGCCCGATCGCCCCATGCCGCAGTGGATGAGTCGCCATTACGCGGACAGCAGGCGTATCGCAGGGAGGGCGTGATGGAGCGATGTGCGTACGCCCACTGCAACGCGATCCTGGCCGGCAAGCCGGACGCGGACGTGTACATTGCGGAAGATGGCCGCGTGTTCTGCAGCGAGTTTTGCGAGCAGGACGAAGCGGAGCGCCGCCGAGATGACGAAGCGGCATAGCCAAGCGCGGCGACCTACGGGCCGCCGCTTTCCTTAGTGTCTAGCGCGTTCCTAAACGCCTACCGCAATTTCTCTAAGTCATTGAAAGAATTGGTGGAGCCAAGGGGAGTCGAACCCCTGACCTCTTGAATGCCATTCAAGCGCTCTCCCAACTGAGCTATGGCCCCAATTCGCTTTTCGCCGCTCCGAGGATCTCCGTGCCGCGTTCCGCTTCAGGCCCGCGCAGGCTTAAGCCGCCTGCGCAAACGCCGTGCGCGTCAGGTGAAATCATACATCGGATGCGGCCTCAAGTCTCCTCTTCGTCGGCGACGTCGCCAATGATGTCAGTGACGTCGGCATCCCCTTCTTCGGTCTCTTCGATGAAGGTGTCGTCGTCATCATCGTCCAAGGCTTCGTCGATTTCGATATCGTCTTCACCTTCCACCACCGGGACGGCCGCTTTCTTGCCGCCAGCAGCTTCCGCATCGG